GCCGGATGGCTAAATCGCCTGGAGGGCGATGTACAGGAGCTGAGGCTAAGCCGGTCGAAGGCCGGCTTAGCGGATCTTCACCTGTTAATTCATTCATTCTTTTATTATCTTCTTCCCGCCGGATCTTCGATCCGGCGCAGGATTGCTACCTTTGCGTCTCGCGCCAAATCCCGAACTTCTTCGAATTAGGAGTGCTCCTTTTGGTCGGTCGCAAGCTTTACCCGTAAAGCTTGCGACGGTGCTTGAATTACGTTCTTTGAGACGACGAGTTCTTTTGAGAAATGGAAACAACCAACCCCAAAATACCTACAGTAAGCAACGCTCCGCTAAAATAAAGAAGCCATTTCTTTCGTTTGATGGTGGTAAAACCAGACACGTTTATATTCTCGGGGACATCTGGAATAAGACCCGGACCTTTTAATGGCGGCGTGTACAATTTCCAACCATCAGGATTCTTTACATACACATGAAAATATATAGGGTTATTTACAGCATAATATACGTAAATACTCCCAGCAACGCCTTGTGTAGCGGGTGTAGGTTGAATACTTCCCCAGTCTACGGTGTTTCGACTCGTAAAATCGGAATGTGCAAACGATCCCTGTTTGAGCCACGTTTGACTAGCGGTGTCGAAAAAGTAGTAGTTGGCCGTTGTCGAATCCAAATACACGTCCCCCTCCACTTTAGCGGGTGCACCGCTCCCCTTTATAAAAACGGGAGTGCGGAAAACCTTCGAATGGTCGGGAGAACCAGTTATTACTTTTTCACATCCCGACGCTATTGTACGATAAAACGTTGTTTGTGGCGGTTTAAACGAAACATGGTTTCCCTGTGCATCAATGACAGCACCTTGCCAATCAAAAGCGGCACAGCTCTTGTCGTTGGCGCAAGCCTGAGCGGCGGCGACAGAGTTGGCGTAACTGTTGGTCGTACCACTCAACGGTTGGGCGTTGCAGTTGGGCATGTTGCGGATAAGTGTTGAAAAGGCGTGCGAGTACACACTCTCCTCAACCCACGCAAAGTACGCCACCAAGCAGCCAGCGCCGGCCAGTACGCTTAGTGGAAAGAGGTATCGTCCCGCTGTGGCGACGCCGGCGACAAGACCGAGAGACGGCACCCCCAGCACGATAGCGACGAGGATAATGATCTGCCATAGATCTAGACCCTCGGCTTTGGCCGAGGCGGTTTGGTCGACCTTGTCCTGCAGCTGCTGGTACACACTGTTCTTGGAGACCGCGTCTTGCACGCAGGAGCCGAAGATGTCGGCGAGCTCCGACATGATGTTGTTGGTGATGTACACGTTGCCCTTGACGCGTTTCACAGTAATGGATTGGTTCTCGGACACAGATGCGGCACAGCTCTGCGCGATGGTGGTCATTAACTCAGAGCTGGCCTTGAGAAACATGTTTATGTCGTTTTGTGCATTGGCGAACTGAAAGATGTTTAGCCCGCTAACGATGCTCTTGCACGCTTGCGCGATTTGCATTGTTAGGTCCTGTTGTACGTCCTCTTGCACTAACGCGTGTAAGAGGGATTTCATGTTGATATTGGCTTTCTGAGTGAATGTGTTGCCGGAAATGACTACGTCGCCGTCTACGTTGGTGACGCTGATGACTTGTGTCTGGTCAGTGGTTAGTTTTGTGGTTGAAATAATATTGTTGGACACTTTGGCTATTGCCTCAGACGCCGCTTTGGTGATGTTTTTGCTAACGGAAGAACCCATTTATTCTCTAATTTACCGGAAGGCGATTTAGCCTCGCCGAAGGCTACCGGGTGCTTTCGCACTCCGGCGGCCCAAAGGCCGCTACCCTCAACCCCCGAAGGGGGTCTGAGGCTAAATCGCCCGGAGGGCGATATCAGGCAGCGAGCTTACGTACCGGATAACCGGACCGCAATCTTAAGCCTTGCCTAAGATTGCGGTCCGGTTGCGGTCCGGTTGCGACGATTTGTATGTTTGTTGCCGGTATTTTCGAGATTAAGAAAATAATAAAGTTATGAGACTGTTAATAATTATTGAGCTAATGTCACTCGCAAGAGCGGTTATTTGGAAAACCGATGATACGTGCGTGACGGGTTGCAGGCGAAAACATTTTGGTTGGACTAACAATAAACCAACATGTTATACAACTTTTAAAAATTGGAAAATATGCAACCCTATCACCAACATTTATAACGACAATATTCGCGAAATGTATTTTCCAACATTGTTAACAAAAAATATGTGGTGCAACAGTAGATGTGGTAAATTTAACAATAAGTTTCCAAAAGAAGACATGTGCTTGGTTGATCTAACCAGTTCGAAGTCTCCCAATGGTATTTGGAAAATATGCAATCCAAAAGATCCGCGCATTATAGATAAAACCGGTTTCAACAGAATACAGAATATCCTTAAACGAACAGGTCAATGCAATCTCAAACCAAAGACGCTGCTCCACACCAAACGTCGAGTGAAACGCGGAATAGATGACGTTTACACTGCAGCAGCATCCATTATTCGAAATCCCGATATGCACAACAACATACTGAATTACGACAGGTCTTCTATCACAGACTATTCTACCATCGATGCTCCTCCTTTGCCAAATCATGACAATATTAGACTTACTGTTCGAATTCGAGCATACATCTCTTATCGACATTTGCAAATAAGAACTCGTATGGCAGGCAGCTTACACACTTTGATGAGAAACATGGACAGAGTTAATGGAGATGAAAGAGGTCATTTAATCGCAGCATCGCTCGGAGGCAGAAATGATGAATTTAATATCGTCCCACAATTTCGTGGGACAAATCGGCGAGCAAACGGCGCAACTTCACATTGGTTCACGGTGGAAAACGAAATCAGAGATTTCATAAACGCCGATCATGGTAGAAGAGTTGACTTGCAGATTATAGTACACTACGGAAATCTTCAGGTATCGAGAAGACCAACTGGATTTAGTCTGCAAACGATATTCTACAATTCGGATGCAACCACAAACAGAGATGATTCCGGATCGTGTTATTTCACAAACGACCCAAATGGTCCAACGGTCAACGAACCCGACTTAGGTTTTCATATTCACGACGATTTACGAAGACATCGAAGACGAACTACTTCAACGCCAAATCGAAGATCTGGTAAATATTTTGAAAATGACGACATCGACGACATCAGCGAAGAAGACATCGACGACGACATCGACGACGACATCGACGACGACGAAGAAGAAAGTAGTGGATTTTTTTTCGAAGAATAGAGAACCATTCAAGAACACGCGTGCCGAGATGGGCACGCGTCGTTCGCAATCCGGTGCCGGCAACAAAAGTTTGAAGAAGAAATTCGGTGCCGGCAATACCGGAGTGCAAAAGCACTCCGGCGGCGGCCCAAAGGCCGGTAAGGCCGGTAAGGCCGGTACAGTAATTTAAGGTTTTATTTTAAAGGTTTTTTGAACCTTTAAATTTACAGGAACGTGGCTCTAAATTGAAATGAGAGCTCGACACATAGGGCAATTTTTAGATTGTTCGATGTAACGAGAATGACACGTATCACACATGCATTTGTGATTGCACGATAGTTTGATAGTTGACTCTTTTTCCATGCATATGACACATTCTTTGGTAATGAATATGACTTCCAACAGCGGAATCTTGATCAACATAGCTTTCCACGAATCTGGATCAGACTCATAAACAAAGCTGAATGTGAAGCATAGGACATGTGCGTCTGAGTTAATTCGGTGAGTACGTTTAACAGTGTCGATTTTTCTGGTTTCTTGTGAAACAGTTGGGAATGCCTTTGCATATCGTCGACTCGCACAGGATTTAGGTGCTCGACTCGCAAAGGGTTCAGGTGCTCGACTCGCAAACGCAAAGGATTCATGTACTCGACTCGCTAATGCACCGCCTGAATCAGCTCTAGTGTCACAAAATCTAGTCGGTCCAGATTGTGACGCATATTTCGGTGTTGGACGTATTATGGATCTTGCAAACGAACCAGGTCGATCGCATTGATCTTCAAAAGTATTGAGATGACTTGCCAAATTATGAGCCATACGGCTTCTGATACTGCTTCTTAACAGATCAGCATCGTCATCAGCATCGTCATCAGCATCGTCATCAGCATCGTCATCAGCATCGTCATCAGCATCGTCATCAGCATCGTCTATGGAATCGGTTTCGATCCGGCGCCGATCGGTTATTGGAGAAGTCAACGAAGCTGGTACGACTTTGATCATAAAGTCAAACATCTTTTCCTTGTTGGCGTTGTTTGCCGCTTCCAACTTTTCGTGAGCGAGCATCAAGAAGTTAGTGTCGCCCTCTATTAAAGACACTCCATACGGGACGAACCACGTATGTTTTGAATCGGCGTACGCAACTTCTACGTAAACAGGTTCTGTGGGATGGTAAACCTCGATGTTTAGGTAAAGCTCGTTTGAAGATCCTGACTGGACAACGACTTGATTGTTGTGTGTGGCTATAGGCAGGCAGTTGGTAAAGCTTTTGGTGGATCCGACGAAAAATCTAATCCTCGCATTATGTTCATTTGTCGTCGAAACATTATTGTGAGTCGTGTCCTCCTCCTCCGAAAAGCTGTTGTTGGTTGTTACTTTGGTGGCATCCGCATCCGCGATCGTAGACATAAACTCGTTGGCAATTGCGGTCGAGTCTTGATCTCCCACCATCTTAGCTGTATTTAGTTTGCTCCAAATATATCGCGTCTTCGCGTTTACACCCAGGTCCACCACGTACTTCAGAAGTCTCTTACATAAAGAGAACCCTTTCTCCGCCTCAGGCAGTGTAAAGTTGCAAATGGTAAAGGCTTGGACCAAGGTGGCTAGAAACACCTTATTTAAAGCCCCTTTTTCAGATATTCTTGAATCGCACGTTATACCAGAGTAGATGTAGGTTGATTCGGTCTCATAAATGCATGTCTCGCAATCGCGTACCTCTTTAAACTTTTTCAATACCTGAGCACCCCACCCATCGCCGTTTTTGGTTTGAATGAGTTGAAATACAGAAAAATTGTTGAGGAGTCCTAGTAATGAGAACGCTTTCATGTCGGCGGAAGAATTGATGGCGACGCAAGACATGTAGACAGATAATTTCTTTGAAGCGATGGCATCCACACAATCGACCAAGATAGGCGTTATCTCGGACAAGTCCTGGACATCTCCGTCGGTTACGAACAGGATACAGATCTTTTGACCCACCGGCGCACAAATAACGTAGTCGCGAAAACGGGTTGCCACACCTTTCAACTCTGTCATACCACCTGGAGGTTTATAGTTCACCAACTTGTCCTTAAATGTCGAGCCGGCCAGTTCGTTGGTCTTGCTTTCAAAAGTGAGGAAAGTTAGGTTGTTGTTGGTCAAGTCCAAGTCGGAAAGCTCTTCCAGTTGGCTCTTGACATTCTTGTAGTACGAAGACATACTTCCTGAATTGTCCAAGAAGATAAAGTACTTTGTTTGTTCCATGTTTCTTTATTTACTATCACTTATTTACAAAATACAAAAATCTCAAAATTAGGTATTTACGACCCCTAACTTAATTTTATATATAACAAAAATAAATAGATCTTTTTTACCATTAATTTTTTGAATACCCTCATACCCCCTCTTTGATCCGGCGCCGGCCATAAGGCCGGTAACAAGCCATCCGGTACATCGCCCTCCGGGCGATTTAGCCTCAGACCCCCTTCGGGGGTTGAGGGTAGCGGCCTTTGGGCCGCAGCCGGATTGCGTTCGCAATCCGGTAACTAATAAATGAAGTTTCAAGAGTTTGATAGATATCTATCGGCAGGTATCGGTCCGAAGGCTAGCGGCCTTTGGGCCGCCGCCGGATTGCGAACGCAATCCGGTAGTGTGAAGACGTCGATTAGAGCAGAATTAATGTCGAAATCCAAGTGGAAATTGGAACTTGAAAGACCCTTCGGTCAAATTGGTAGATGTGGGCGGTTTGTCATTTTTCCGGTTAAAATTTACACCCCAAAAAATCGACATCTGAACGTACTCATTCTCGACCAAAAAACAAAAACGTTCGAAAGATATGAACCACACTCATACTCACATACTACAATCATTCGACATCTTGACGAGGCCATCGAAAATTTATTGTATCAAATAATGGCAACCGGTTCCATATATTTTTTGAGATATCGAACTGTTTATGGGGATAAGAACGATACAAATTGTGGATTCCATTGTATAGAACATGTGCGCTCAATTTTAATCGGACCGGGGAAATAAAACGTTTAGACATTGGAAATCTCTGGAAAAATCGAAAAAGATGGTCGAATATTACCAGAAAAGCCGCCCTCCACATTTGGAGGGCGGCTTTTTGTACGAAGTGACCGGTGACAACAAGGACAAACGAAGTAAAAAGGTCACAGGCACTTACGTCCCGAAGGAGCTTATTCTTGACATCGCTTAAGCTAAAGACACTGAGCTACAAGCCTCAATTTTAATCGGACCGGGGAACACTCGGACCTGGGAATTGCGTAACGATCCGAAAAATGATTTTTTATTCGAGTGAGATAGGAAAATAAAGATGGAACTGTGTGATATATGCTTTGAACATATCAAGGACACTTTTTATTATGGTCTATTTGGAGACTTTAAGTTGGTCATCGATAAAAGTACTGGGTACTTTAACGCAACCAAGTTGTGTGAACAGGGTAATAAAACGTTTAGACATTGGAAATCTCTGGAAAAATCGAAGAAGATGGTCGAATATTACCAGAAAAGCCAGGATGGTTGGATAGACTTATATGAAGTGACTGGAGACAACAAAGACAAACTTCAGAGACAAGTCACAGGCACCTACGCTCCTAAATGTCTTCTTCCAATTTTAATCGGTTGGATGCAAGTATCAACCTCTGTGAAAGAGGGGGTTGTTTATGTCGTCACCACATCGTTTCTTCAAGCAAAAAACGTCTTTAAGATTGGTTACACCAAGAACTTGGAAGAGCGACTAAGCACCTTTAACGCCTATCGACATGCAAGGGAACCCCATTTTTTCACTGTCGCTCTGTATCGTACATCAAACGCTAAAAAACTTGAGACATCGGTGCATCGCAAACTGAACAAATATAGAGAGGAAGGAGAGTTTTTTAAGGTAGACTTGCCGCATATAAAGAACGCGTTTGAGGGAGAAGAATGTGATGAAGCAGTTTAAGGATGGAAGCGATTACAGACAGATCGAGTCCCGCTTAAAGGACGTGATGCATTACACCAACATCAAGTTTAATGGTTTAAAAAACTATTAAAAGATTTTGAAGGGGGCTGATAGACATGATACCTGCCTGGTGTGGTACAATTAATAAATGAGAATAGTTGAGTCAACAACGGAGCGGAGCGATGTAACTGTTGCAGCTTTTGATATCGGTATCAAAAATTTTGCATTTGCGGTTAAAAAAGGATCAAAATTCACCCTTATTCGTCATATTAACCTTGTTGAAGATGTTCCTCTTACAAAGACCGAAATGAACAGACTAAAGAAGGATGAGCTCATTCAAATAATGAACGATATGTCTATGCGGGATGAGACGATTCGTCGATTTGTCGCCATTGATAAAGAAAGTACGGAGTCGTTTTGTAAGAGGAAGCCCAAGATTGTGGATGCACTCTACAAACACAACAGACGCAAGTATCCCAACTACAATGACGCTGATCTCAGGTTGTTCGATGTCATGGATTCGTATGATCATGTGTGGCAAGAGTGTGATGTTTTCTTGTTGGAGCGCCAAATGTTGGTCAACCGACAGGCTCTGAAAATGTGCCATTATTTGGAAGCATACCTAAAGCTGCGGTATACTGGTAAACGATCACCGAGCAACCCGGCGGCGGCTCAAAGGCCACGGGTGATAAACTACAATGCGTCATTTAAGACCAAGAATCTGGGAGCTCCGCCGTCGCAGACAAAACCCGAGCGCAAGCTTTGGACAGTCGAGTATGTGGCTAATCTGCTCGAGGGCGAGCTTTACGAGTACTTTCAACAACTGCCCAAAAAGGATGATGTTGCCGACACTGTCTGTATGATTCAATCCTTTACCGTTTAAACAAACGGAAGTCGACTCAATAAAGATATTCCGGACCGGATCAAAGATACAGCACCTCATCTCCAGTGAGGTACCGGCAATATGGTGGGCAATATTTAGCATTGACTGAATCCGTGTTTTTATCTCTGTAAAGAGATAAAAAAAGCAAAAGACTGAATGAATGGCTCATACCTTTACGATAACAAGCTTATCCATTTATTTCTTTAAATTTAGAAGAACCGCTTTTCAATTTAATGAGACAATCTCATTAAATTTGTTTTAATCCTTTAAACAACCTCTACAACCTCTACACGAACCACCCGTCATTAATAGCCTTCATTTCAACTTCTCCTTCGTTACCTCAGAATCGTTAAGCAGCACGTTCGGCGTTTAATTGGTCGAATTACATAAAACATCGAAGACGACACGACGATCTTGAAAACTCAAAAACACAAACTTTTTTAGACCTTTAAAATCTTCTCTCATTCGCAACTCGTCTTTCATTTGAATTAAACATTGGTTGGTCCCATCTGTATTGGGTGCGAAAGCACTCCGGTATTGCCGGCGCCGGATTGCGTTCGCAATCCGGTACCTCTCATCTAGTAAGAAGGGTAACCGGCTGAAGGCCGTCGTACCGGATCGTTGACGACCTTCGGTCAGTTGCCACACAGATCTCAGTTGCCACACAGATCTCAGTTGCCACACAGATCTCAGTTGCCACACAGATCTCAGTTGCCGGATTGCATGCAGCCGGATTGCATGCAATCCGGCGGAGGCCCAAAGGCCGCTAAGCAAATCTTTCTATAAATAGCAAACAAGGGTCTTTAGGTATGTTAGGATCAATTGTGATAATATTAAGGCCGTTGTTAACCAAATTGACCGAAAATAAGAAAGATGATGCGGGTGATAGAGAGATGCAAGCGGAAAAGAGAACTTCGTTGCAAAAGTTGGATGGAGGAGTTGGGAACACTTTGAGTGTCTTGACAACTCCAAACAAAGCGTTGGTAGACTGATCTTTGAACTGACACTCTACCGCTCCATATAAATTCGCTGCATCAGTCAAACTGTTGGCCGAAAAGGTAATTTTATAGTAACATGTGAATGGTTGAGAATTAAAAATCGTTGCTATACCAGATGTATCAAGAGAAAAGGTAGAACCGATGTTAGGCCAGATTGCGGGCCCAACAACCGCGTTTCCAGCGCTAAAAGCCTGTGCCGTTCCTGACGATGGGATAGATACAGATGAAGTTGCTTTATAAACGACTGCACCATATTGTAAGGCATTAATAATGCGGATACTTGACCACAGCGTATTAACGTTTGGAACAGATGTTAATACGGTATCCACAATATAACCAGAATCTATTGTTTGACCGAGATTGACGCCACTTCCGAAAACGGCCAAATGATTTGGTATAGACGCGAACTGCTTCGATTGATAGTTGTCATCTACATACGTCTTATTCGTCAAATCGTTACCTGCGGCTGGAGGTAAAGGTTGTGAGATAGCTCCGCTCATTGTACCGCCTGTAAGGGGTAAGAATGTACTTGAGAGAGCAGTCGTGTCTACCAACAACGTGCTTCCACTCATAGCAAGTCCAGATCCAAGAGAGATATCTGCGGCGACTACCGATGTCGAAGAAGACCCCTTCAGTTGGCTAACGGCTCCAAAGTTTGCGAGCTGACTGCTTGTGACGGTACCCGGTTGGATGATGCTACCTGAGACCGAGCCCGTAGGCCCTGAGTTGAGGTTGCTTGCCGCAGCCCCCGAGGCGAGTTGAGTGCTAGTGACGGTGCCCGTTTGGATGACGCTACCAGAGACCGAGCCCGAAGGCCCTGAGTTGAGGTTGCTTGCCGCAGCCCCCGAAGCAAGTTGAGTGCTTGTGACGGTGCCCGTTTGAATGATGCTACCCGGAATGGATAGAGCAGTCGTGTCTACCGACAACGTGCTTCCACTCATAGCAAGTCCAGATCCAAGAGAGATATCTGCGGCGACTACCGATGTCGAAGACGACCCCTTCAGTTGGCTAACGGCTCCAAAGTTTGCGAGCTGACTGCTTGTGACGGTACCCGGTTGGATGATGCTACCTGAGACCGAGCCCGCAGGCCCTGAGTTGAGGTTGCTTGCCGCAGCCCCCGAGGCGAGTTGAGTGCTAGTGACGGTGCCCGTTTGGATGACGCTACCCGAAATGGATCCGGGAGTGCTAAACTTGTTGTCTACGTAGTCTTTGTTTACCAATTCATTAGAGTTGGTTGGGAGAGCTGAAAATAAGATAGGTCCGCTAATCGTACCTCCCACAAGCGGAAGGAATGGTCCTCCAACAATCTTAGACGAGTTAATCGTACCAGCGGGACCGGCGTTTATGTTGGCAGCTGCCGCTCCCGCAGAGAGCTGATTGTTTGTAATCGTACCGGCTTGAATCGCGCTTCCTGGAATTGAGCCTGGCACAAGACCACCACCCGCAATCAATTGAGCCAGAGGATCGTACACTTTAAAATTTATTCCTTCCATTTATTTCCTTTTGTTTATATGGTCTTCTTAAATCATATATACTTTGTATATAATTTAAGTTGATACCCTCGCCTATTGCGAAGCTAACCGCCGTTAGGCAGTGTGTAAGAGAAATTGTGGAAAATTTCTTCGTCTCTACCCTCACCCGATCGATGTGCCGGATCAAAGAGGTGACGGTTGAAACTGTCTATCGGTCAACCGTCCCTTTTCAAACACGAGATAATCGGGGAAGCCCTCGAAGCCGGGTTTCAATTTCGTTACGATAGCAATGCGTCGTTCGCTGTCCGGGTCCTGTCCGTCTTCCTCTATCGTCATGCAAATTGTGTCGCGTGGCTTCTTAAGTGCAAATTGTTGAAACAGGGGCTTGGCTGCCGTACAAGCCCCGCACCAGTTGGCTTGTACCATAACAATGCATGTTTTGTCTTTGAAACGTTTTAACGTCACTCCGTGACGTGTTGATGTGAAGTCCGAAGATTCGAGATAAATTATGGGGGGTAGTAAATATGACATTTATTAACTTGACTACTTTACTTTTGTCGGACAACATCTTTAAGGGTTCTTTGAGGGTCTAAAGACCGTCAAAGAATTTGCGAACGCAATCCGGCGCCGGCAATACCGGAGTGCGAAAGCACTCCGGCGGCTATAGCCTCAGACCCCCGGAGAGGGTTGAGGGTAGGAAAGCATAGAAGGGTTTAAGAGAACACATGTTTAAGAGAACACGCGTATAGTTGAAGTAAATCGTTTACGGCAAAGAGGGCATTTATCTCCCATGTTAGCATTTCTTGAACACGTGGTACATGCAACTAGATGATTGCACGGAGTGAAAACGATGTTACGCACGTTAATGTGACAGATGACGCAAGTGTTTCTGATCATGAGATTTTTCACATCAGTTTTTACTTTATCACTAACTCCTTCTAAAATATCAACATCAGGCATTTCTTCATCCACATCGTCATCCACATCGACCACCACATCTTCATCTTCTTCATCACTACTTGTTAAATCTTCGAGTTCGTCGCCAAACACATCAGTATACCGGATTGCATCCTGCGCCGGATCAAACAGACTTACAAAATAATCAATCGGGTCAGTGGGATTGTTGTCACGCTGTAGTTGAACTAAAACGTCGTGAAACAACTCATCGTCCCACGCGTGTTCCAATATGAAGTCTCGGCTTGTACGTTCTCGGCTTGTACCGCTACCCTCAACCCCCTCCGGGGGTCTGAGGCTAAGCCGGCCGAAGGCCGTCGTACCGGATGGCTCGAAGATCCGGTAGCCTCACCTCCGGGCTCCGCAACCCTCAGATCCCCGGAGTGGGTTGAGAGTAAAGCGCCTGTGAGGCTAAATCGTCCTCCGGGCGATGTGGCGCTGGGCGATGTGGCGCTGGGCGATGTGGCGAAGGCCGTCGAAGGGATCCGGCGCCGGATCCCTGTAGTTAAAAATTCGATCAGGTCGCATTTACGCATTCTTGATCTTGAACGTCCGTTGAAGCCTGATGCTGTTAGCCCATCTCTGTTGGCTTGGTATAATAGCTCTGCTTTAGAAACTTCGTAAAGCTCATGCTCCTGTATGACATTCCAATCCCATCGGCTACCGGATTGCATTCGCAATCCGGCGCCGGCCATAAGGCCGGTACCATCACCGGCGCTTCGCACTTCGGTAGCGTTGGAACGTCTAGTGTTGGAATGTCTAGTGTGACGTCTAGCGTTGGAATGACGTCTAGCGTTGGAATGACGTCTAGCGTTGGAGTCCGGGTTGGAGTCCGGGTTGTTAGAGTCCGGGTTGTTGGAGTCCGGGTTGTTGGAGTCCGGGTTGTTGGAGTCCGGGTTGTTGGAGTCCGGGTTGTTGGACCAAACTAAAAAGTCGATCAGGTCGCATTTACGCATTCTTGATCTTGAACGCCCGTTGAAACCTGAAGCTGTTAGTCCCTCTCTATTGGCTCGTTGCAATAGTTCTGCTTTAGGAACTTCGTAAATTTCGGGTGTTATTATACGATCCATTCGGTAACTTTCAGAGTTAGCTGATGTTTCAGAACAAATTTGTATATATTTTACGAACCATTTACAATCAATTCTCTGCTTTCAACTACGAGGTTGAAGCAATGCTTCGCATGTTAACTTTTCGGTCGTCTCACAACACGACACCTCATTCGCGAGACCCGATTAGACCGCCCTTCTTTGATTGTTCACAATTAGGTCGCAGAAGGGCGGTCTAATCGGACGCCGAATCAAAATTCGTAACTAATAAATGAACGATATTGTCATAAATGACCCTCTTCACCTTCATTTGATCAAAAAAAGACCGGTACATATTATTGATGGACGGCATCATGATGAACACGAAGCTTTCTTGAAAGGAAAAAAATCTGAAGTTGTACTTCCTCCGCTGAACACACATATAAATTTTTTAAAGTATACGAAATCATACTCGGATCAAGACCATTTAGATTTACACTTGCGATACACATCTTCGACCGTCGAAAAAGACGTTGAACTGCCCACAACCTATGACTGGCGTTTTGTATATCCGGAAGACGATGGGAAACGTAAGGAGCAGAAGACGTACATAATGCCGCCGGACAATCAATATTTGTGTGGTTCTTGTTGGGCAATTTCTACAGCGAGTGTAATAGGAGACGCATTTGTTGCAGCCGGTTTAGTAAACTGGAGACCTGAAATATCCACCACGTGGGCACTGAGCTGCTATCCGCAGGGAAGATGTGACGGTGGAAGTCCTGCACTGCTGTTGCAGGACATTGCACGCGGACCTGGTATCCCTTCGAAACATTGCCTCGACTACTCGTTTTGCGCCAAGAACGAAAAATGCAACGGACAGGCCGTCCAACACTTTCAGGCGCAAAATCTATCGGCTCTCGTGCCGCAAGAATGCGGCTGCTACTTTGGAGGGGACGTACAACATTACAATTACGAGATCAACAAGGACGTGAAAACCATAGCCATTGATCAAGGTGCCACTACAGTAGAAAACATGCAATCAGCGATTAAAAAGCATATTCTTTTACATGGTCCAACCTTGACAGGTTTTTTTGTTATGAAAAATTTTAGTTCTGGATACTTTACTAAAATTAACGGTGGAGTTTACCTCGAACGCGCCAATTATGACCCCAACTCCGAACTGTCTTTTAGCGATAGTCAGGTTAGTGGGCAAAATTACAAAGGTTCTCATGCCGTTGCAATTATCGGATGGGGCGTCGCCAAAAACATTCTCTACGACAACAACAAACGCGCAAACGTCCCTTATTGGTACTGTCGAAACTCGTGGGGACCAAACTGGGGTGGTGATGGAGGATACTTTAAAATGGCTATGTATCCATATAACAAAGTTGCGCAATTTGGAAAAGTAGTCGACATCGTCGACGGTAGCGGACAAAGACATAGGTGTGGAGGTATCGTTACTTTCACGGTTTCCAAACCGCCTTCTAAAAAAACTTTTAAAACATTGCCCAACAGCTACAGACCTCCAAAACTCATCAAAGATCTAGACTACTACAGCAAAGCCGAAGAGGGTTACAAACCTAAGCCGGCCGAAGGCCGGCGTACTCCGTCAGAAACTGAAGGTGGTTTGGACAAAAACATATTGTTGTACGGTCTTCTACTTCTACTTATCCTCATAGTTGTGTGGCTTGTTTTCTTTCGACAAAAGTAGAATACCGATCGCTTTCGCATCCGGCGGCCCAAATGCCGTCGTACCGATCGGCGCCGGATCGAAGATCCAGTCCCTCAGACCCCCTTAGCGGCCTTTGGGCCGCCGCCGGATTGCTTTCGCAATCCGGTACACTCGCCGCAGGCGAGTCTACACCGGCCGAAGGCCGGTGTAGGGGGTTGAGGCTACCGACCTTATAATCCAGAAAATGATTTTTTATACAAGTATGAGATGAAAATAAAAATGGAAAACTTGACACTTTGTGACATATGCTTTGAGCATATAAAGGATACTTTTTATTACGGTCTCTTTGGAGACTTTATGTTAGTCGTTGATAAGAGTACCGGGTACTTTAACGCGACCAAGTTGTGTGAACAAGGCGGAAAACGATTTAGGAACTGGAGATCCCTGGAAAAGTCTGAAAAGATGATCGAATACTACCAAAAAATTGGCGCTGGGATCCCAGCGCCAATTTTTTACGAAGTTAAAGATTCTAACAAAGACAAAATAGGAAGAAAAGTCACAGGAACTTACGTCCCGAAGGAGCTTATTCTTGACATCGCTTCATGGGTGTCGATCGAATTCTATGATAAATGCAATAGAATCGTTGTGAACTATTTTGTCGAAGAGACTAGGAATAAGATGGAACAACTCCAGATCGCACTCCAAGTCAAAGATACAGAGCTCCAAGTCACGAAAGTAGAACTTCAGGCCAAGGATGCAGAGCTACAAGCCAAAGAGGACCAACTCCAAGCCAACGAAGAGCACATACTCCTCCTTAAGGATATGCTTATCGACGATCAAAAGCGTGACAAGACGCAGGTGATTTACATTGCCACTTCTCAGAACTACGCGCGACAAAACCGTTTCAAAATCGGCGGTGTGGAGAGTACGGACAAGCTGGCCTCGCGCTTCTCGACGTACAACAGTCGCTCTGCCGCGGGAGACGAGTGGTACTATTCCGATACGTTCTTGGTCGCCGATTACAGACAGATCGAGTCCCGCTTAAAGGACTTGGTGGGACGATTTCGGGACAAGAAGAGCAAAGAGATCTACGTAATGCATTACACCAACATCAAGTATATAGTAGACTACCTGTGTCGCCATTATTGCGACGAGGTGGACGAAGTGAACGCTAAGCTGACCGAGTTCATCTCCAACCTGAATCGCCACCACTTGAGACCGATTGTGCCACCGCCGAGCGAGGTCACGTACGCTAGTATCACCACGCTGGCCAAGGATGGGAGGGCGACGAACACGACGTTGGAGGCTGGCTCTCCGAGCGACTTTGTGGCTGTTTTGAGACAATACATTGCCAATCTGGACGAGTCGATCACATGTATCACCAAAAAACAGGTCTTTGACGATCTCAGGGTCACTAAAGATAGACGAGAGAAGACGTCGGTGGTAAAAGCGGTCTTTGAGGAAATGCGTCCGGACGTCAACTTAAAGAGCAAGAGTTGTTAAAACCAAGTGTTTTAATGGTTTATTAAACCATTAAAATAATGTATGTATTGAAAATCAAAAACAGAGCGAGGTTGCGATCGGTACGACGGCCTTCGGATATGTTTTAGTTGAAACGCCTTTCATCTTCGAGTGCTTTTCTGGTTAAAAACGTGATGTCAAAGTCGGTAAGGCAATCTCTATGTACCCATCCTATTCCGGTAGAGTCGAGCCTTGGGAGGTGTTCTGGATTGACAATGTCGCATGATTCGACGAATACCTCGAAGATGTAGCAATTGTCCAACACAATCTTGTGTAGATCGGAGTCTTTAAGAGCAATTTCGATACCGGTTTCTTCTAAAAGCTCTCGTTTGGCGCAGTCAACCAGATTTTTATCAGATATTTCTACACGGCCTTTTGGGATTCCCCATGATTTGTTATATGACTGTACAAGTAGAACTTTGTCTCCACATTTCACTAACACACCCGCTTTACGTTTTTCAAAAGGATAAGGCGGATGTACTTGATCAATAAAGCGTTTAGTTTTGTACATGGTTGTAAGCACACAGCACTTTTTTTGACATCTCATCTGAACTGTTGAATCTAAACCGAACTCTGAGAGAGGAAGTTCTGGCGGCCTTATAGCCGGCGCCGGATTGCATTCGCAATCCGGTACGGTCGGAATCAGATCGAAGCCTTCTTCGGGATTTGGGGTGGTGCTCCATTTGGTCGCACGTCGCAGAGCGACGGTGCTTTGCAATCCAGACTCGTATTCCAAAGATTCAGATTGACACATATTTATTATTTATTACCTCACTTAACCTTCAAATACTAACTAACTCTATTCGACAAACTACTCATCATATTCGACGAATTCTCTATCATATTCCTCGCATTCTTCATCGTCGCGTTCTTCATCGTCATCGTCGCGTTCTTCATCGTCATCGTCGCGTTCTTCATCGTCATCGTCGCGTTCTTCATCGTATCGGCCAAGAATCTTTGAAATGTCTACTTTGACGTCAAACATTGACGTACCAACCTTTGCTCGTTTGCCGCAAATTATGGATGCGGAGACTCCGTTTAAGTCATCACTTTCTGCGTCGCGAGCTATGCGGTAAAAATTTTCCATGGTTTCTTCAAATCCAATTTTTGAGAAAGGTTTTTCGCCTCTCATCGTGTATCTTGTTAAAGATTGAACGGTTCCTGTGAATGTGAGTCTATCGGCCCGAAGTTTAATATGGCTGAGATCGACACCCGATTCCATAATTTCGACCATTTCAGATATTCTAAATTCTCGAGCAGCTTCAATACCAAACGTGTTGTATATGTCCCAAATATTGTTTGAACTGGTGTGCTCTTCGTCGATGTTGTCCAAAGTGTACAAACTCTTAAGACTGCCACCTTCCGTCTCCACATACCATACATTCAATTTTTCATCTTTGTGATAAGACAAACTTTTTATACCTTCAATACCGCTAATTAATGTACAAGCTAAAGTGTTGGACATAAAAATGTCGATATACGATCCGTCAGTGTTTTCATCCATTTGTTTTGGAAATATATCAAAGATGAGCTCCCCCGGTCCTCTTCCACTCAGCCACCCCTTTGGGGTGGTGCTTTGCAAAGGGGCAAATATGCAGCGAACCTGGTGTTTTGCCTCTAGAGCGTTTTTAATGGCTTCAAGGCTGATCTTGTAAGAAAATACAACACTCTTTCTAATAATACACCTTATACGTCGTTGACGCTCGTATGTCGGAGGCGGTGTGTGACTGTTGTGTTCCGAATACACTTTCCGGAAAATGGCGTACCACCATTCTTCGGTGGCGGGTTGCACAACCCAGCTCAGAACCAAATCGTGTAAGTAGATTTGCTTTAGTTTGGAGGAAATATTTTTAATTTCTTCAATGGATGAGTTAGAAGATGTAAAGTAGACTTTACATGCGACATTCTTAGGGTTTTTAGAAGCATTGTTGATTTCTTGAAAACGGGTCAAAGAGTTAGTGACCTTGCCTGTACTGAGAGATCCAGCGACGTGAAACGTGTTAAGAGTTGCTTGAGTGTTAAACTCTCCCATACTTTGCGCTCCGATGATTCCTACACATTCTCCAGGACTCATGAGGGACTTATAGAAACGAATTTCGAGTTCTTTTTTTAAAGTCGGTACAATGGACTCGACGACCAAAACATTTTTGAGCTGGTTAATTATAGGCGCTTTTCGCAACATGCATATACGTGTTTCAACGTCAATAGGTATATTATGTCTAGGTTTGATAAAATTGGCCATATTATCCAACTCTTCACTTGTTAAAGGTCTCATCTTACAATCCTCACCTTGTGATCGAAGTAATCGTGAAACTAATCTATGCACATTGCAGAAAGTCTGAACGCCGTCGACAATGACTGTTTGTGATGGGTCATAACCTGCTTCCCCGAAAATATATTGGTACAAACGTCCATTGACGTCTCTAACTGTATAGTCTGGATAAATCTTAATGTCTTCATTTAACTTGACACCCTGGCGCTGACCGTAGCCAGAGACGGATGTTAGCAACGCTGTGTCGGACACGCCTTTTCTTCCTGACATTGCCTGGCTGAAGAACTCTCGAGGACTGAGGCCTTCGGTGAGACCGCGTGTGATGAAACCGCGACTGCAATACTCGTTGTCCTGAGGATGTATGAGACGTGCTAGACGTTTTCCATCGATTGTTTGCTGCCCCATCATAGAAGTGATCTGACAAATGTTGAATACGCTGCCTTTGCTGCCCGACTCCTCCGTGACCAGGAAGTTATTGTCCGGGGTAAGGGCATCTTTGCTCTGTTTCATTGACTGATCGGTGCAGCTATTGAGAGAGGCTAATATTTTCTGTTCGCGAATAAAAGGATTGATAACCGTATCTTTAAACATATTTGCTTTTGCAAAAGTTTCATTGAGCAATTGGGTGGGTGAAAACTTGGGTAAGCAATCAGCGGCGTTGATTGTAAAACCGCGTTCTAGCAAAAACTTGTTAGTCACGAATTGCACGTTGTCTATAAACCTACCCACCACTTTTTCACCGTAGTCGTTGTAAATAGTCTTTATCAACTTTGAAACCACATTCTTATCCAATCGGCCGCTGACAAACACGCCATCCTTTATTTTCATCTCTCCCGCCTGAAAGTCCAAATCAAAAGGAAACACAAACGACAACACTCCGTTGCCGCACATAACATCGGCAACACTATTTACTTTAATCTTCTGACGAAGTACTCGCTTGATATCGCGAACGCGACCTAGTACATCAAGAGTCTCAAGTTCGAGTGTCATCAAAAGATCAAAAAACTGGTCCTTCTCAAATGTCCTAACTCCCCACATTTCTTTGGAAAGGTAGTACAGACCTACCAACGAGTCTTGCACAATAGCCATATTTGGATTACCGTTTTGGTTAGACATGATACATTTCATTGCCGAGCTTAACTCCTGCAACTCTGCCATCGCCTCGTAACTTTGGGGTACATGAATATTCATCTCATCTCCGTCAAAGTCGCAGTTGAACGGCTTCGTACTTGCCAAATTAATTTTCAACGTCTTGACGTCTTTTATCACCGCTTTAAACGCCATCATCGACGCCTTGTGCAGCGTCGGCTGTCTGTTCAACAACACGTAATCCCCGTCTGACAACTGCCGCTTCACTATATCTCCCACTTTCAACTCTATCTCACGCTTCTCCGGGTAAACAACCTTCTTCAACCTTTTCCCTCCGCGAATAATAGCGTCGCCTTCTCGTAGAGAAAATTTAGTATCAACTATCACGGTCTGCGTTGTTATATCACCGTCGCTCCGTTCGACAATGTCCCCAAACTGAAGTATGGTACCTCGGAAGTTGACGGCATTCTTGAGATTGATGCTTTGTTTTGGTTTTGAAGCACGTATCAAGAAGTTAGCCTTGCCACTATTGACCAACGCGGTTAGTTCTCGGATGTTAAAAGACGTGACATGCACCGGGATGGTGAGTATCTCCGCCATCTGTCGCGGTACAATCAACTCGTCCAGTCGCAGGGTTGGGTCGGGACCAACCACCGTCCGTCCCGACTGGTCGCACCGCTTACCCAACAAATTGTGGCGTATATGGCCATCTTTGCCGGCGATGCGTTCCTTGAGGCCTGTAATGGGTCGAGCAGTGGCGGCGTGTTTGGCCTTTTTCTTGGAGTTGTCAATGTAAGTAGCGATGCGGAAGTCGAGGTTGGCGGAGTGTTTTTGGTGTAGGGACTCGGTTGTAAGGAGTGACGCCTTGAGGAGAGACTTCTGACGTTTTTTCTCAGTTATAGCAAGGAATTCTTTGCTCAGATTATGGTTGTTTTTGATTATCTCCACCAATTGATAAGTCAAATCATCATCACAATAGTTGTCGTCCGAAATCACGTAAGGTCGGCAACATGGGGGGAGGACGGGGAAAACGGTGAGTACATAATTCTTTGGGTGCGCCATCTCCGAATCGAAACCTAAAAAACTCACTGTGTCAGCACTCACATTCTCCAATACGCGCAACACTTTGTATACGTCGATTACTACCTTCTCATCAACGTCATCATCGGAATTTACAACCTCCATTATCACACCATTTACCACCGAAACATCGTTTTTCTCCATATTACACTTGTAACAATATTTAATCGTTTTAACCCATGTTAATATTTCTGGAAATTTTTTCATAACGTTAGCAAGTTTAAGATGTTGTTCAGACAGTAGGAAGCTGTAACACTTGAAGCATACGCATCTAAGTATATTAGCGGCATCGTTAAGAAAGATAGGGTTTATGATTGGATGCTGTAGTTCAAAATGACCAAAGTGGTTGGGACACTCCCATACATCGCGATGGCATGTTTTACACAATTGTCCGTTTTCGATGGTTCCCATGTACTTAGAGTATATATTTTCCCCCTTGTCGGAGACTTTGACGGCAGTAACGTTGCAACACGACATTTTTCTGATTTCTTCTGGCGACAACACGCCGAAGGAAATCTTCTTAAAATTTGAGATTGCATTAATCATATTCATTTCTTTATTTTTTAACTTGTTTCCCACAATAATATTCATTTTTGTACACTCGCCGAAGGCGAGTCTAAACCGGCCATAAGGCCGGTACCGATCGGCGCCGGATCGAAGATCTGGTACATCGCCCTCCGGGCGATTTAGCCTCAGACCCCCTTCGGGGGTTGAGGGTAGCGGCCTTCGGGCCGCCGCCGGAGTGCTTTCGCACTCCGGTAACCGTCACAAGCAAAAAAGAATAAATAAATGCCTCGAGATAAAAAAACCATACATAGGGCTACTTCTGACATAGAAGACGAAGAAATCGACAGTGATCCCCCAACAGTAACCTTGCATTCTTCACCGGAAAAAATTACAAATCGCCCGGAACCCGGAACCGGCCAGGCCGGGTTAGGTGAGGGTAACAACAATATTTTGGAGGAAAGAAAAATAATTTTAAAAAACGCTATTCTTAAAAGAACAATGCAACTTAAACAACAACGTGAAAAAAACAGACAACAACGCGTCAATTCAACACATCATTAATGGTACCCTCACCTCTAACGAGACTAAGCCGGCAATACCGGAGTGCTTTCGCACTCCGGCGGCGGCCCAAAGGCCGCTACCCTTAACCCCCGAAGGGGGTCTGAGGCTAAATCGCCCGGAGGGCGATGTACCGGATCTTCGATCCGGCGCCGGCCATAAGGCCGGTAAGGCCGGTAAGGCCGGTAAGGCCGGTAAGGCCGGTAAGTCAAAGTACAAAAATTGATAAAGTTGGTTTGAAAAATTATGTAATAAATGAGTAATAGTATTGCAGAATCTAACCATCAGTCCATGGAACAGTCCATGGAACAGTCCATGGAACAGTCCATGGAAAGACATTTAAACGAGAATGAGTTAAGGTTGTATAACAAGCCCCAACTCATGAACATTGCGAGAGACATTGGTTTAACTTCATCTGGATTCAACGGGCGTGTCCGATCTAAAATGAGAAAAAACGACTTTATCAAATTTATTGTTTCGCGTCATCCACCAACCAACCCATCGGTAAATCCAGTGGCTGTGTGGACTATAGGTAATGTTGAAATTGTTGAAGAGCTGCAAACCCTTCCAAAATCGGAACTGCGAAATATAGCCTCTCGCGAAGGATTAACAGCATCGGGTTTCAACGGTCGTCCTAAATCTAGGATGCGCAAAATAGATCTGGTGGAGTTTATAATCTATGCGACGTCGGGTCGACATAACCCTCCCGAAAGTTCATTTTCAACGACGTCGTCCAATTCAACGATTTCTTCTAGTTTAACGAGACGTCAAGTAAGGAGATCTGAGTTGTTAAGCGAATCTGGGGATGATTTGTTTCAAGAGATTATGGAAAACCTAATCTTAGTACAAATTAGTGAATCGTCTGGACATGTTGGAGGGGGCCTTAGATCCGGTACATCGCCCGGAGGGCGATTTAGCCTCAGACCCCCTTCGGGGGTTGAGGGTAGCGGCCTTCGGGCCGCCGCCGGAGTGCTTTCGCACTCCGGAATCACCAGCGCTTCGCGACGTATGGAGCCTGGAACAGGCCAGGCCGGGTTAGGCGAAGTGCACACCCCCGATAATGACCGAAGAGAGTTCGAGGGTGTAATCGAGGTGTTTGTAAACACCTTACGACGAGAACCTGAAGAAAGGGACGTTCCGGAACGTGTGCCTAATGAAGAGGATGAAGAAGTGCCAGATCTAGATGTTCGTGAAGAGATAACGGAAGAGGTGAAAACCAATGTGAAAAATTTGGAAATCAAAACATCGTGTGTCATTTGTCAAATAAATATGCGAAATATCGTCTTTGCACCATGTAATCATCTCGTTGCGTGTATCTCATGCTCAAAAGATCCCAATTTGGGTAATAAATGCCCTCTGTGCCGCAAAACATACACTTCCACTATACGCGTATTTGCTTGAACATACACTCCCACTATTTCGCCAAGGCCGGCCCGCCGCCGGATTGCAAAAGTACATTTTTTTAATGGTTTTCAAAAACCATTAAAAAATTAAAAAAAAAGTATTAAATGTATGAGCTACCGGAGTTAAAAAGAAAACCGGATCTTTGATCCACCGGGCAATAGAACAGTTTATTCGTTTATTCTTCTTCGTACTCTTCTTCCATTTGTTGTAGAGATTTGATCCATACGGCGACTTTATCTTTTTCTTTGGAGGCTAAATGTGTTTCGAATATGAGAGGTTGATCGGGGTTGGTGTATATTTTGAGCCCGATGTTAAATTTGGCCAATTTCTTAAGTTTAGAAAAGTATTCTGTTTTGAAGGTGCCTTCAAAGGATAGAATGTCGATATCTTCTTCATCTGCATCGCTTTTGATGATGACTTTGCTTTTGTCAGTTTCGAACGAAATTTCGGGTATGCCTTGTACGGTTTTGATGGTCATTGTTTGTTTTCCAGTGACTGACCTACAAAATTCCAAAAAGTCGCATGATTTGATGTTGAGTGGATAAGTCTCATCAGAAACAGTGGGTAGATTGTAATATTGGGTCTCTTTAATTTGCACCTTTTTCTCGAATTCAATCGTTTTCTTGATGACTTTTATCATCAATTCTCGGTCTTCTCTGTTGATTGTCAACTCGATTGTGTCAACACTCGTAATGTTTTTCAGGTTCTCCTTCATACTTTTGATGTTCAGCGTAAAAATACACTCCTTCTCACAATCATACTCAGCAAACGACCCGCTCGAAAACGTCGCTGACAAATGGATACATTTATCCTGAGCCGTATAAATATACATACCCGATTTCTTAACATCAAGACACACTTCTATAATACCCAAATGACCAAAAAGGTCAAAAACGTTCTTGAAATTCGAAATACACTTGTTCAACTTGCATGTAAACATTTTATTTATTTACTACCACTTCTTTACAACATCTACTTCGAACAATACATGCTCATCACCTTCACATCACAAAATTTTAAAATATGAAATTTTGGGTGGAAAAGTATGTTAATACAAAATGTTTGGTAATAAGTGGGAGAGATCGATTAAGTGGGGATCGGATTCTTCGCGGGGATCGGATCAGAATTGTAGACGTTGTTGCGATAACAATACAACGAGTTTAGAGAACATGAGGTTGTTGGATAAAGTCAACTCTCTGAAAAAACAAACCGAAACGCTGCAAATTCGTCTTAGGCAAAGCGAGGAGCGCAATGCAAAGTTGCAACAAGAGAAGCGAGCCATCGAAATGCAGTTCACAGAACCTCCTGCTTTTCCACACCTCGCTGAGTGCTTGTCTAAACGCCTGAGGCTACCGGATTGCTTTCGCAATCCGGTACTACACCGGCCTTCAGCCGGTTTAGACTCGCCTTCGGCGAATGTAGCTGAAGATGTAGATTGGCTGAGCGCCGCAATACGTTGTCCAGAATTTGTTTCCGACGTCGAACAACTACTCGACACCACTATATGCGTCGTGTGTGTGCAAAGAGTGAAAGGTGTTTTGTTTTCGGCTTGTCGACACTTTGCCATATGCACACAATGTTCTTCTCAATTGCAGACGTGCCCGATTTGTAGAACCGAATCTGAAAAAATTAACGTTTTTTCGAACTAATTAACATCCTTTTTTTTATGAACACGTGTTCATAAAAGACCCGCGTTGGACGGAGTTCATAAGAGGGACGAAGAAAGTTAGAGGAGAGAAACTATTCTAAAGTGCGATAGGCGAGGGTTAATCCAGAATGGTCGACTTCTTCTTCTAAAGCAAAGTAACATATTTGTTCGGGTAGAAGTATGTATGGTCGTGGGAATGTGAGCGTAGTGGTTAGAGCGGTTGGTTGGTGGACGAGGTTGAATTCCAACCCAGCGTTGACGACTTCACCTTTCTTGGTTCCGACAACGGTAAGTACTGTTTTTGCACTGTGACCATTTTTGTACATGAAGGTTATAGACAAAAGTTCAACACGTTTTGGAAACACGAGCGCTGGAAAAAAATAAGTCGATACATTAGCTCCTTTCAAGTTTTTTTGTGTCTCACCCACCGAATGTAAGTACTGTGTGGGACCGAGATGACGCTTCGTTACCGACTCTATCTTAAACATTTATTATCTGTCTCATGTAGTTTCGTCTCATGTAGTTTCTGTTACCGGCCAAAGGCCGGCACCGGATTGTACGAACTTAGTTCGATCTTCGATCTTAGTTCGATCTTAGTTCGATCTTAAATGAATGGGGTTTTTGATTCGTCGAGATTAGGGATACCGGATTGCGAACGCAATCCGGCGCCGGCCATAAGGCCGGTACGATCTTCGGTCGAAGTAGGGTTTTGATGTAGGATAGTAACAGTAAAATTTTTATACTCGTACACATCGCCTGTTTTCTTCTTAAGTGTCAGTGTATACGTGGGACTCTGATCTTCCCACAACTCGCTTAAAGGCACGCCGTAGGATTCGACTGAATAAGTGGAAGCGTTTTGTTCAATACTCGATAACTTGCTGTCAAGATCAAGCAATTCGACAATTTTTGAAGCGGCATTTTCCTTAGCCGCTTTGAAAGTGCTACCATCTCCAGTTTCAGTTAATCCTTCAAAAGTGCACGATACCCTGAATGTTGGTTTGTGTTCAGGACCATCTTTTTCGAGAGGTTCGAAATAGGGGGGTGCCTTTTTCAGTTTTTGGTGATAAAGGTTGATTTTTGATAAACTGGCCATTTATTTATTTATTTATTATTCTTCAATCTGCAAAGCAATCCGACCGCGAAGCGCCAAATCCCGAAGAAGACTTGGGATTTGGCGCTTGCGCGCGCAAGCGCGCTACCGGATTGCGAACGCAATCCGGCGCCGGCAATACCGGAGTGCGAAGGCACTCCGGCGGCGGCCCAAAGGCCGCTACCCTCAGACCCCGGGGTCGAGGCTAAATCGCCCGGAGGGCGATGTACCGGGTCTTCGATCCGGCGCCGGCCATAAGGCCGGTAAGGCCGGTACACCGGCCTTACCGGCCGGTTTAGACTCGCCTTCGGCGAGTGTACCGGAAGTACTTGAAATTGATTGGCTCGTAGTTAATTTAGACATAAATAAAGATGAAACTGACTCTTACGAACTTTAGGTGCTACACCAAACAAACTTTCGAGTTTGACGAAGAAACTACAACTCTCATCACTGGTCCGAGCGGACATGGCAAGACAACTATCCTTCTTGCCATACAATTCGTTCTTTATGGATCAACAAACCAAAAATTTTTGGTCTCATACAATAAAACAAGTTGTGAAGTTGTGTTAGAATACAATCTCCGCAATATAAAATTCATCGTTAAACGAACTAAAAGACCCAACATCCTCAATCTGGTCCTAAACAACAATTCGATTAAATCGAATTATGAGGATAAAGAAGCTCAGGTCGTTATAAATCGTTACTTTGGTAATAGATACGCTACATCGTTTTTGGATTTGTCGCAGTTGGACAAGTTGCAGTTTCTACAGGAAATCGCTAACTCGGACTGCGACGTGCAGACACTCAAATCACGCATTAAGACCGAAATAGGTAGTTTGAACACCGAGTTGGCAACATTGTCGGGACAAATCAGCAGCAGCGAGTCTATTCTGGCGTTGTGGCAGAAACCACGCGTTGTCACTCCACCCATTCCTCGGCCCTTCAACACCCAAATCGAAGATCCGGCAGTTCTTTCTGCAATGAAAATGGACTTGTTGGAAAGATTGTCTGATATGCGTAAACGAGCCGATTTGTTTCATTCGTTGAGCGGTCAAGCACAAGCGCTGCGACAGACCGCCTTCGGCGGTCTTGACGACGACCCGGGAAAGTTGCAATCCATGCTTGAGGAGCTTAACGCAATAGAGGAGCGACGTACAGTGCTGGAGCGCCTGCGAAAGAGTCACTTCGCTGTCGAAGAATGTGTGCAACAACTTAAATTGTGCGAAGACGTCTCTTCTACAGATATCGTCTTACTCGAACGCGAGATTGTTAATGCGGATGCAGCCGTGGCCAACGCACAACGTCTTGAGGAAGTGAGGCGTTTTAGAGAGGTTGAAGCGGAGTACCTAGAGGCTCTCGCTGCCGAAACTAGCGAACACCTCAACGCGTGCGATACCATCGAACGCGAACTTGTTGGGCTCCCCGAACCTCGCGGATCATTTAAAGATATACAGGAGACCCTGTTTAGACTCGGAGAAGCGCGTGCATTCAACTCTCGACACTTGTTGGAATCAGTGGTCGAAGAGATCGAGAATCTGAAACGACAGTTTTTCAAACACTTTCATTGCTTCAACTGTAATCACCCTTTCACCATCAACATGGACACTTTCGAAATGTCTGATAATCCACCGGTTCCTTCGACCGAAGAAGTATCGAAGCAACTCCCGAAGGAGCAGTGCGGAACAACGTCGCGGAGCGACGTGCAACCAAAGGAAGCGCAACCAAAGGAAGCATGCGAACGCGTGAAGCAACTAAAAAAGTTAGAGTGGATAAAGGAACAAATAGTTCTGAACAACGTTACGATTTCCAACACCGATAAGAAGAGTTTGGAGAGGGAGTTGCGATCATGCGAACTGAGATTGAAATTGGTAGGCTTGGGCGAGTTTGTTCAGTCAAAGCATCTTGTAAAGTTAAGTAAAAAGGTAAAGAAGTTGCGACCAAAAGTTGTAACTTCTGACGTGGAAGAAGACGTTTGGTTGGATGTGGACAAGGTAAAAGATGCGAAGAGAGATCTAGAGATCCGGTTAAACTGCAAACGCAATCAATTGCTTAGAAGACAGACTCTACTTGCTAAGATAGACAAGCGCGAGCCTTATGATGAGCTTGAGCACGAAGAGGTAAATAAGCGTTTTATGGAAGTAAGTATTGATGTAGAATCGTTAAATCGTAAGGCTCGTGTTCGGGAGGAGTTGGCTAAGTTGGAGCAAAAGTTGATCGAGCTGCAATATGAGGACGATGAGTTGGAGAAGTTGGGTCAAGAGCAGAGTGAGATCGATAGTCGACTCGAATACTTGGAGCGTCTCCGAGAATATGAAGCATATCAGGCACAACTCGCAAAATACGCAACGTTAGAGCACGATCTGCTGCAACTGCAAAATGACAAAAAAGGGGTCGAGCGGCGGTACCTCAAGACCTTGCTATTCAGACAAAAAGTTATCGAGGCGGAACACGAGTCTTTGCAACAGACAGTGGACATGGTCAATGCGCATCTGGATATGCTTTTGCAAGACTTTTTCTCTGAGAGCTTCGGAGACCCCATACAGATCTATCTCGATCTCGTCAACGACAACAAGAGGCCTCGCGTTGACACGGTCATCAATTACAAAGGTAATAAGATCGATTACAAATCTCTCAGCACAGGAGAGTATACCCGTGTCAAACTAGCCTTCGACCTTGCTTTTAAAGAGATTCTCGACGAACACATCGTTATGTTGGATGAATGCACGGCAAATTTGGATCAGGATCTCAGCACCAAGATATTTGCCAAGATCCAATCCACATTTACCTCAAAAACCATCCTTGTTGTTGCCCATCAAGTAGTTACTGGCGCTTTTGACCATATTATTAAAGTATAGTAGCGCGCTCGTGCGCATGACGTGTGTGAGGAGGCTGGGCAATTCGGTGAGGGAGGATTGATTACACTCGCTAAAGGGATTGTAAACCGGCCGAAGGCGGGGTGTGGATCTGGTAAGAATCTTTAAAATGATCTGGATGTGAGATTTCTTAAAAAATAAAATGTCCTCTTCTGAATCGCTGATACTCCCATACCTCTTCTGCTGCCAATTCGCAAGCAGCGAGGAGATTAAGGACTTGCTCGAGGACCTGGCCACAGGTAAGCAAGTCTGCAAACTTACACCCAAGTTGGATACTTATGGCGACGATTACAACAGACTTTACGCAGACGTACTCAAACATTTTGCTGTTTGTTTGAACCCCCTTCAGGGGTGTGGAGTGACCATCAAGAATTGGTCTTCCATTCGCAAAAAGTCGGTCAAAGACCTCTTGCTCAAGAACTACATCATATATGTACAACAAAAATATCTCTTCGACAACAACACCATCAACAACTTTAAACGTGAATTAATGATTCATTTAAACATTAAAAAAATTGGAGATAAACATATAGTTATCGAAAACAATAAAATTGTTTCTATTAAAGGGATCAAATTATCCACAAACACGTATTCTTGGGATATTTAGCTACACTCGCCAAAGGCGAGTCTAAACCGGCAATGCCGGATCTTCGATCCGGCGCCGGCAATACCGGATCTTCTATCCGGCGCCGGCAATACCGGATCTTCGATCCGGCGCCGGCCATAAGGCCGGTAAGGCCGGTAAGGCCGGTAAGGCCGCTACACACCAAACAACCCATTAGTTCTACAACCACACAAGACCCACGGTTAGTTCCATTATTTTAGTTTTAATAAATGTGCAGAGCAATTAACAACGTGAACGAGATTATTGAGGACAGCAATCCATGCGATGCCGAAATCCTACTCCAAATAGAAGAGATGATCGCCGAATTAGAAATAGCTTGTGAAAAGATTCGACTGGACTGTGATCAAATAGAAGCCGATCACGCAGAAATCAGAGCGGCTCTAGAACAGATCGACGCCGATCACGCAGAAATCAGAGCCGATCACGCAGAAATCAGAGCCGATATTGAAGAAATCAGAGCCGGTATTGAAGAAGAGAAAATGTATGATTTTTGTCAGAAAATTGATTTTTCGCACGGTTTTTTAAATTATATATAAAGGTCAAAAATGTCTATGAATGAACTCTTGAACAAAATCCAATCTCTTCAATCCACTATCAACTCTCAGAATTCGAGAATCCTTGCATTGCAGTCCGAGAACAAAATATCAACTACTCTTCAAGATTTTTATAATCCGGAAAAAAGTCATGTAGAGTGTCTACAGTACGTGAAAGATAATGAGCTTCCTTTAGATGGATCTGCATGTATACATGCAGATCAGCTAGGATGTCTACAGTACGCATATGAACATGTAGACCTAAAAATCTACAAAACGCATATAAAGCATCTTTGTGCCATGTTAGCAGCGGGCGGTCATCTAGATTGTCTACGCTACGCTCACGAAAAAAAAATGTATTGGGACGAATCTACCTGTTCCGGAGCAGCACGAAACGGTCATCTAGATTGTCTACGCTACGCGCACGAGAACGGCTGCGTTTGGGACGAATCTACCTGTTCCGACGCAGCAGCAAACGGTCATCTAGATTGTCTACGCTACGCGCACGAGAACGGCTGTGATTGGGATTTAAATACGTGTTCTGCTGCCGCAGCAAACGGTCATCTAGATTGTCTACGCTACGCGCACGAGAACGGCTGTGATTGGGACGAATCTACCTGTTCCGACGCAGCAGCAAACGGTCATCTCGATTGTCTACGCTACGCGCACAAGAACGGTTGTGATTGGGACAAATCTACCTGTTCCGAAGCAGCAGAGCGTGGAAATCTCGATTGTCTACGCTACGCGCACAAGAACGGTTGTGATTGGGACGAATATACCTGTTCTGCTGCAGCAGCGGGTGGTCATCTAGACTGTCTACGCTATGCGCACGAAAATGGATGTGATTGGGATCGATACACTCGTCTCAGAGCAGAAACTAACAAACATCTAGAATGTGTGAGGTATGCACGCAAAAATGGCTGTCCTTAAACAAAAACACTCATTGCGAACATGCTGAACGGTTGTTTGACGGAAACGGTATCGACCTGAATGGTGTGATCAGTGAGGAGGAGTTGGTCGAGGAGATGAGGGTGATAAACGCCCAAAAGTACGAATTATCGGTTTGAAAAATGATTTATTTTATCTCTGCACAGAGATAAAATAAAATAAAGAATGTCTAACCTTACTAAAACTAATTTTTTGGGAGTCGTTATCGATACCGAAAACGGCCCCGGCAACCCCAAGATCAAGAAGGTTTTGGAACGCAGCTTCAAACTACTCGACATCCTCGAGTTCATCAAGGTGACCAAGTTCGAACTCAACATGGTCATGTTCGACTACTTTTGGCAGGTTATGATCGGAAACACTGGTCGACACTTGTCGACCAGTGTTTTAGAGTGGTTCGGATACGAAGGTGATTATAAAAGACAAAAAGAAGCATTTATCAAAATGCTTAAACGCAATAAAATCGCCTATACCGAGTTGACTCAGCATGACAAGGAAATCGAGCTCTATTCAACCATCAAGGAAGAGTTGGCTCTGCTTCCATCCAACGTAAAGCATTCCAAGTTTTTGATTATGGAACCGGATGACATCAAAATGGCCATCATGCAACTCAAGACCAAAAACGGTTCTCTGATAAGACAGTACTACATCGACCTTGAAGAACTGTTAAAGCTTTATGTAGAGTACACTTTGTACTTTAATCATCGCGAGGCTCAGAGAAAAATAACTAACTTAGAAACTATGATGGCTGACCTTAAACTTGCAAATGAAAGACAAGAGCAATACATGCGTTCTCTCGGCATTTCCCTAGAAGAAGTCAAGGACCAAAACGTGGAGCTCAAACAAGAGGTCACCAAAGTACAAAAGAAGTTGGGCATCGCGGTAGAAGATAGGGCTCCGCTCCCCGTAGACCAAAGGAAGCAAGAGCGCTTCGTGTTGTTCAAGCGAAACAACCCCGACTATGTGCCGTACTACATCATAAGGGCGCAGAGCGAGTACACGAGACGCAAGCTACGAGCCCAAAAGCTGTACTTCCCAGACTTGGAAATATTGTTGGACTTTAAGGCGAACCCGAACTCAAAGACGTTATATGTAAGAATTAAGGACAAGTTGAAGGCTGAGGGGGTGTTGTTTGACGGAAACGGTATCGACCTGAATGGTGTGATCAGTGAGGAGGAGTTGGTCGAGGAGATGAGGGTGATAAACGCCCAAAAGTACGAATTATCGGTTTGAAAAATGATTTATTTTATCTCTGCACAGAGATAAAATAAAGAATGATTCTCTACATTATAACACTGGCATTTTTTGCGTCCATGGCTCTTGCGTGGTGCCTCCGGGGGTGTGTCAAAAAAAGGCTCGCGTACCCTGTGATCAACCTGGTAACGCCTCGCACCAACTTCAAACCCTTCGCTTACCCGGCGTGCTACGAACATTGGGACGCGCACGAACACGCGCATTGGTCTTTCAAGGAGTTGAACATGCAGGATGACGTACATGACTGGATGAATAGATTGAATGAGTCTGAAAAGACATTTTTGGTGCAGATTCTGAGATACTTTACACAGGGCGACATTGATGTCGCAGCAGGTTATGTTGACTATTTGCAAGTTTTTAAGCAACCTGAAGTACGCATGATGCTATTTGGGTTTGGGGCTCGTGAGGCAATGCATATCGCTAGTTACTCTCATCTGATAACGACTCTTAACTTGCCGGACGTGACTTACCAAGAGTTTATGCAATTTAAGGCTATGAAGGACAAACACGAGTTTGTGTTCGAACAAAAGTTCAAGTCGCACCCTGTCACACGTTTCATCAAGTACGCATTGTTCGGCTACGACGAGCAACTTGAGGAAGTTGCGGTGAAAGTGGCGCTATTTTCGGCGTTCATAGAGGGTGTACAATTATTTTCTTCGTTTATTATGCTCTTGAACTTTACCCGACATGGCCTCATGAAGAAGATGGGTCAGATCATCAAATGGTCCATTGCCGATGAAACTCATCACACAAACTCGATGATCAGTTTGTATCGCGAGTTGCTGCGTGAGAGTGCTCAGTACGTTCGACCCAACGTATTGCGTGATCGAGTACATTGGACTGCGAGACGTATTGTGGAACTGGAAGACAGTTTCATAGATCTAGCGTTTCAAATGGGACCTATGCGCGACCTTACTCCTGAAGACGTGAAAAAATACATAAGATACATTACTAACCGCAGACTTGAAGCTATGGGATATGACACTCTTTACGACATAACCGATAATCCCCTTACTTGGGTTGAAGACATCTTAAATACGCCCGCGCACACCAACTTCTTTGAAAATAAACCTACCGAATACGCTAAAGCTAGCCTTACAGGCGAATGGCCTTGGTAAAATTAACATTTATTTTTAATGCTTTCAACAAGCATTAAATTTGTGTATAATTAATTGTTTATCCACCGATGGTAACAACAGAAGGTTGATTAGAAGTGCAATTATTAAAGTACACTCCGCGATTGATCGATACAACGCATGGGACTGCTTCTGTAGTTAAACCATCGTGTGGAAGTGGGGAAATCGGAGGAAGTGGTTTGTTTGTTTCTTCAGAGCTCCATTCAGAGCTTCCTCCGGAGTTCCATGGTTTGGATTCGGTGAGTGGACTAAAAACGAAGAGTGTGGCGATAATACCAAAGTACAGCAACGTTGGTGCGACTATGCAAGTTTTTGAACGCGAACGTAACATTTATTATAACAAAAATTTAACAAATTCTCCGCTAAATAGCCAAACTACTACCTCTGAGGCTAAATCGCCCGGAGGGCGATGTACCGGATCTTCGATCCGGCGCCGGCAATACCGGAGTGCGAAAGCACTCCGGCGGCGGTAAGGCCGGTACACAAACTCACACGCCTTCGAACTGTTACATCCTAAACTTTTTATGGTCATAATTTCCTTTTAAAAAAATTAATTTCTTTCCAGGGGTGTAATTGAGGTTAATTTGTAAATATTTTTATAAAAAATGAAATTTGTAAGAAGGTAGTATATATAATAAAAGATGTTTGCACAAGCACCGAAAATCGTAGAATACGTTCATGTGAGGAAAGGGCGTAAAAACAAGGACATTGCCAAAGAGCACTTTGACGATTCTTTGGAGAAATCTATCCTTATTCTCGATCTTATTAATGATGGCATCGCGTTGAAGGATCCAACGCCTGTTGAGATGCGTAAGCAGCTTCGCACTATTCTTAGAAAAGCGAAGGAAGTGAAGAAACATTTGGAAAAGTACAACAATTTGATGTACAAGCCAAAACGAACAAGAACATCACATAATACGGGTTTGGAGAAACTTCGCCCCATATCGATGGAGATGGCTTTGTTTGCGGACTGGGAGTACGGAGTGACAAGAAAATCTCGCCAAGACGTAACTAAAGACCTCTGTGACTACATCAGGAATAATAATTTACGCGATGAAGACAACAAAGCAGTCATCTTACCAGATGCAAAACTCAAAAAATTATTACAAATAGATGATGATGTCATCCTCAGATACCCAACGATGCAAAAGTACCTCTTTAACTGCTTTGAGGAAGAAACCGAACCACCTCCAGAAGAAGAGGACGAGGATGATGAACCCAAACATACGTATGTATGTAAGGAAACCGCTAAAAAAGAACCTATCAAGAAGGAACCCGTCAAGAAGGAACCCGCTAAAAAAGAACCTATCAAGAAGGAACCCATCAAGAAGGAACCCGCTAAAAAAGAACCCGTCAAGAAAGAACCTGTCAAGAAAGGTAAAAAATAAGCTACATCGGCATCGGCTTATCCTCTCCGGTGATGAGGGTATGAAAGATTTTAATGGATCAAGATCCATTAAAACTTGCACATCGCCGTTGAAGCGCTCTCCCTTTGGTCGCAAGCTGGTGAGAAAAATTACTTTAATTGGAGTCGTCTTAATAGTTTAAAAACTATTTAAAAGAATGGTCGAATACTACCGAAAAAGCCGCCCTGTGAAGGGCGGCTTTTTGTACGAAGTGAAGCTACAAGCTAACGAAGAACAAACAGCAACGATCCGAAAAATGATTTTTTATTCGTCTCTTTGGAGACTTTAAGTTAGTCATCGATAAAAGTACCGGGTATTTTAACGCGACCAAGTTGTGTGAACGAGGTGGGAAAAATTACTTTCATTGGAGTCGTTTGGAAAAATCCAAAAGAATGGTCGAATACTACCGAAAAAGCTGCCCTCCACAAGTGGAGGGCAGCTTTTTGTACGAAGTCAAGCTTCAAAACAATGATCGTTTAAACAAACGGATTACAGGCACTTACGTCCCGAAGGAGCTTATTCTTGACATCGCTTCGTGGGTGTCGATAGAGTTCTACGACAAGTGTAATCGCATCGTTGTTGATTACTTTGTCGAAGAGACGCGTAGTAAGATGGAACAACTCCAACTAGAGCTCCAATCCAAAGACGTAGAGCTCCAATCCAAAGACGCAGAGCTCCAATCCAAAGACGCTGAGCTCCAATCCAAAGACGAGCAGCACAGAGCTGAGCTACAAGCCAAAGAAGACCAACTTCAAGCCAACGAAGAGCACATCCTCCTCCTCAAGGATATGCTCATCGACGATCAAAAGCGTGACAAGACGCAGGTGATCTACATTGCCACCTCCCAGAACTACGCGCGCCAAAATCGTTTTAAAATCGGCGGTGTAGAGAGCACAGACAAGTTGGCCTCACGCTTCTCGACGTACAACAGTCGCTCGGCCGCGGGAGATGAGTGGTACTACTCGGATACGTTCCTGGTCGCCGATTACAGACAGATCGAGTCCCGTTTAAAGGACTTGGTGGGACGATTTCGGGACAAGAAGAGCAAAGAGATCTACGTGATACATTACACCAACATCAAGTACATTGTGGACTATTTGTGTCGCCATTATTGCGACGAGGTGGACGACGTGAACGCCAAGCTGAGCAAGAGTTGTTAAACCGAGTGTTTTTAATGGATCAAACAAAATCCATTAAAACTTGCGAGTACCGACGAGGCTACGGAGCGCTGAGGCTACGGAGCGCTCACGGGTCACGGGTTGTAAAACCAGAAGGCCCATAGCTTACATGCAACTACGTCTAACGTATGCCATAGAGTTGCAGCTGCCGTAGGCATGGTCGAGAGTAAAGTATCCTGAACATGATGGTCCAGCCCCGGATCTCATGCCCGTTAATGTTTGATAACCGTATGTTTGGTAGTCGGGGACGACGTAAAATCCCTGCGTCGCTGTGACAGGCACGGGAACCTTGATATCGCCCGAAGCATTGTAACACGCCAGAGGGGCGTATGCACAATTTCTAGTTGCGGGGGTGTTCATTTATTTACTTGTCTACACCATCCCATTTAGACTTACTTAACATCTTTATATTGTTTACCATTTTAAGTGAAATGCCGAAGTTTGTCTCTGACAGGATCTAACCTTGTTCTTTATGGTACCGGCCTTATAGCCGGCGCCGGATTGCGAACGCAATCCGGTACACTCGCCTTCGGCGAGTCTAAACCGGCCGAAGGCCGGTGTATTGTTAAAGACCGTTAAGTCAGGTAATAAATGATTTCTTATTCTGCACTAACTAGCTATGGCAAAGCAACTCTTCCCTCAGTCGAAGTGTGGAACGGCAACTTCGACATTATCAAGGACCCGCCGTCTGGTATCCACACCCGTCGCATCATAAAGGTGGGTGACAATAATGATTTGCTCGAGCGCAACGACGATAGCGGGGCTCGCATAAACGAGATGATCAATGTATATGCTAGGGGCAACAATCCGATGGTCACGGTGCAATACTCTAACCACGGAAATACAGGAAGCGGTTTGATGGGCATCAGCGGAGGCACATCTGGATCAAACATGTCTTCACTGTTTACAGAAGGAGGTGGTGGGAAGTTACCTTACCGAGTTATGGATAAGGGTGCTTTCCGTCCACCTATTTTGCGTCAAGAAGATTTGTTACCGTTGTCGCGTATGCCGCGTGGATGTGCGAGTGTGACGAGCAAACGGTGTCGTGTGGATCAGACGAAACGGATAACACCTGATGTGGTCGAGTACTTTAAAGAAGTGCACAAAGCGCCGCTCAAAGTAGCTGCTCAATCTCAAAAGTCGTTTAGGAAAGAGACTCCTCCGGAAACGCCCTCCAACATCGGATTGATGATCAACTCGAATGCGCTTAGAGTCAGCGCTCACTCGAACATAAAGAAAAGTAAAGATCTGCACAACCAAAGGGTGATCCCAGATCTCGAATCCCCACTGCATGCTTCTAATGTAGACCACATTAACCAAAGAAGGCCTGGTCAACACACGTACATTCATGCAGCTCCTCAATTGTTCAAAAACGTGCCTAACCACGAAGCGGGCACTGTGTCCAATCTCAATATCAAGCGAAACCCAAATGTATACGAACTTGCAGGTCAAACAGTGAAGCTGACGGAGAATAGGCCTGATCGCCAAGTGTCTCATTTTTCGGCTACTAGTGGGGCTAAGATGGCTAAAATTGGCCAGGATCGGATGTTGAGCGGAGTCACATTGAAGCTACGACCACAGTAGATTTAACCGCTATACACATTGAGGCTATACACATTTTAATGAATGATTAATTCATTAAAATTCTTCACAAGCGTATAAGCGTTTTAATCGTATTGATGCGATGCTGTGATAACAACATTAGCTTCTACTTTGCGATCGCATCGTAACAAGAAATGTTTATTTTTTTCAATTTTTAAAGGGGGTTTGCATTCTTTTACAATGGAATTAGTTTCTTTATGAGCTTCGAATTCGTGTATGACAATTTCTCGACCGTTGTTTTCAACGGTTACGAGTTGAAACTTACATTTTTCAGTTCTGGGCGAACTCCGGCCTTCGGCCGGTTTAGCCTCGGAGGTGAGGGTATTGTTGATAACCAAGTTGGACAAACAGCTGAAGGATGTTATATTTGAAACCGTGTTACCGGCCTTATGGCCGGCGCCGGATTGCGAACTCAATCCGGTATTGCCCGCGTCAATCGACCGGAGGGAGCTGTTGCTGTTGATGTTTGCTCGGACAAGATTATCGCTCGGTTGGGTTTCATCATTCTTTACCCTCGTCGAAGACGACGAAGGTAAATCGCCTGGAGGGCGATGTGGTTTGAGAGGTGCAAAAATTGCGCATACAGAGTGTACAAGAATGCTGTGGGGAAAGATGAGTCCGGGACTGAAGAAAGAAACTCTCCCCCTATGTATTGTACTGTGAGAAGTGATAGAAAACATTTGGTCCTTGACGCCTTTGACATCGTGCTCTATTCGATCGAGTTGCAACATTTTTTGTTGCATCGTGAGGAGATCCTTTGTATCGAGCTCTCGTAGATCGGTTGTCTCAAGCTCCAAAACGGAAATTTTTTTTAACAATTCGGTCATATCGATCTCGTTTAACTTTCTCATATCAGCCTTTAGTTGATCGATCTCGTTCAACTTTCTCATATCAGCCTTTAGTTGATCGATTTTACCTAATTGACTCATGTCATTATTGAGTCGGTTTATCTCATCTAAATGCTTTGTATCCGACTTAGTTAACTTTACTAGTTCGGTCTTGATTTTGTCAATCTCACCCAATTTCCTAAGCTCCGCCTTTAGAAGGTCGATCTCACTCAACTTTTTCATGTCCAACTTAAGTTGATTGTGCATTTTATTCAACTTTGACACATCCGACTTGAGTTGATCGATCTCGCTCAACTTTGATATATCCGACTTGAGCTGATTGAATTGGGTGGATAAAATTTTGAGAGCTTGCATATCTGACTTGAGCAAGTCTATCTCTTTCAACTTTTTCAGCGTTTTTTCTACGTTAGCAACATCCGACTTAAGCTGATCTATGTCATTTAATTTTTTAGTATCCGTTTTAAGCTTGTAGATTTCATTGAAGTGCTTTGTATTTACTCCATTCAACTTTGAAATATCTGACTTGAGTTGATCGATCTCGCTCAACTTTGACATATCTGACTTTAGTTGATCGACCTCGCTCAACTTTGACATATCTGACTTGAGTTGATCGATCTCGCTCAATTTTGACATATCTGACTTGAGTTGGGTGGATAAAGTTTTGAGAGCGTTCATATCTGACTTAAGCAAGTCTATCTCGTTTAACTTCTGAAGCGTTTTTTCTACGCTGGCAAAATCCGACTCGTAGTCGGCGCGCAACTCGGAAAGGGTGGATTTCAGACGCAGGCTTACACCCAGATCTAGTTTGACAGACTCTACGTCTTCAACGAGTTGGTCAACGCACGCAAACTTTTGATTTACGTGCTGTTGTAAATTTGAGACGGTTACACCGTCATATTTCATCTTGGATTTAATCTGCCCAACTTCCGTCATCACGTCGTCTAGATTCGATCTTATCACTTCGACACCTTCAAACCCACCAACCTTGTTTTCTAAAACATCGATTTTCGACTTTACGCTTCCCAGCTCAAATACAGCATCTTGCACATTTGAGTGTAAAACGTCAACCTTAATTTTATTTCGTTCTAAAACAGCACTTATTTGCAGAAACTCATCTGAAGGTGTTGTCTGACCGTCGAAGGCGAAGGAAGAAGGCTCTGCTTCTCGATCGTTTAAGTCGCGGCCAGTTCTGGACTTACCAATGTGTCGTCCAAGACCTATTTTGCTTCCCCATTTTATCAAATCGTTCATCTCAAGCTTCATTTGTCCCCAACCGATTAAGTCCATCTCATTTTTAATTGCATCGCGCGTAAGCGTTGGAATCGAGTCTGTTGTTTGTTCCAACTTCTCGATCTTGTTTTTCAAGGTGCCCAGTTCGGGAGAGGTTTTATTGGCGATGAGCTGTTCGAAGTCTTTATTTAACAATGTCTTGTTTAACTCTAGTTTTTTTATCGACAATTCTATAGACTTCGTTTTGTCTATGATTCTTTGATCTATATCAAGACCAAAAAAAGGTTTTGTATTTTGTTCGAGTAGGTGTATTTTTGACTCTAAACGACCAGTTTTTGTCGCATCAAAATCCAACTTTTGATCCAAAGTATCCAACTTGTCCACTTTTGATTGAAGAACTGGCAACACAATCATCTGTGTTTCAAGTTCAGCAAGCTTAGACTTAACTTCCTTTAACTCATCCACATCTACTCCCGAAGATGATTGCTTCGAAATCTTAGATGAAGTGTGAAGCATCAGCGGAACATCCACTCCCGTAGAGAGACCATCCACATCCACCCCCGTAGAGAGACCATCCACATCCACCCCCGTAGAGAGACCATCCACATCCACTCCCGTAGAGAGACCATCCACATCCACTCCCGTAGAGAGACCATCCACATCCACTCCCGTAGAGAGACCATCCACATCCACTCCCGTAGAGAGACCTGATTGCTTCGCAATCAAAGCAGTGTGAGGTTTAAGCAGTCTAGCGGAAGGTACGCCTGAAGAGAGATCAGCGGCCTTTGGGCCGCCGCCGGATTGCGAAAGCAATCCTGTAGGTGTTGAAGAAGGTGGTTTCGGCTTTCTCGGACGTTTTTCAAAACTTAAAGAGTTGAGCCTAAGCTCTAAATGGTTAACTTTCTGACAGAGACTATTCTCTATTCTAAACATTTATTAACTGACTCCGATGTTATTTATATGTGAATGAACAATTGCCGGAGTGCGAAAGCACTCCGACGGCGGCCTCGCCAAACGAGGCTAGCCTCACCGGCGCTTCGACGTGCGGAGCCCGGAACCTGCCAGGCCGGGTTAGGTGAGGCGCCGGATCAATTGGGGTTTAGAATTTCCGGGCGATGTGAAGGCAAAGGACGTTTATAGTTGACACGTTTATAGTTGACAATAATTTTTTATAAAAGGTTTGGTAGGGTCGTAAAATCCGTGTGATGCGGCATATTGTAGTAGAGCGGTGTTAATGTTTAAAAAGTTGTTGGTATGTCCGATTTCCGGGCACAACACATGTGCCAGTTCATGTAGTACAACAAACATAAGAGTGTTTTTGTCGTACCTTTTTCCGTTGCGTGGATCTCTTGTACAGAGATGAATAACTCGTTTGTTGATTGTATACGATTCAGAATCTTCTACCATCACCAAATCTTTTAACACATTTACGTTGTTTAACGGTTCAAGGTAGCCTGTAAACCGATAATTTGTGCGAAAAAGTCGGGTAAGGTCTGAGTATAATTCTTGTGTGATGGATCGACTACCATCGCCTCTGACGAGGTTATCACGTATTCGCAAGATGCAAATGCCTATAATAGCTCCACATATGACAGGTAACATTTATTTTCTAGATTAAAAGACGACCGATCGGCGCCGGCCATACACCGGCCTTCGGCCGGTTTAGACTCGCCGAAGGCGAGTGTACCGGATTGCGTTCGCAATCCGGCGCCGGCAATACCGGATCTTCGATCCGGCGCCGGCAATACCGGATCTTCGATCCGGCGCCGGCCATAAGGCCGGTAAGGCCGGTAAGGCCGGTAAGGCCGGTAAGGCCGGGGATCTTTGACGATGGTAGGTGGTGAATTTTAATGACTTAAAGTCGTTAAAATTATGTTACCCAGGGAGGATAAGCCGGCCGAAGGCCGTCGTACCGATTGGCGGTCTCACTGCCTCCGGCAGTGTAGGTTACCGCGGCCTTATGGTTTATGGTAAATTTATTTAAACCCAGAAGAGCAAAGAAAATCCTGAGATGGACAATTGTTTTCGTTTATATATTTAAGACAATCCAAATGTCCGTTCTGAGTAGCCAGTTTGCGAGTTGTGGCATTCCAGGCGCAGCCGTTTTCGTATGAGTACTTGAGACAATCCAAAAACCCATTCGCGGCTGCTAACGAGCACGTATCTACACCCCATGGGCATCCATTTTCATGAGCGTACTTGAGACAATCGAGCTGACCATATTCCGCAGCCGCGATGCAAGTGTATTCATCCCACGGACAGCCATGCTCGCGTGCGCACTTAAGACAATCCAACCAACCGTTTTCAGCGGCAGCCGAACATACGTTGGTGTCTGTTGGACAACCGTTCTTGAGTGCGTACTCGAGACAATTTATGTGACCGTTCTCAGCTGCCACTATCGGTGTATATTCGTCCCAAGGGCAGTCGTTATCGTGTGCATACTTGAGACAGTCTAACCACCCGTTTTCAGCTGCCGTCGCACATGTATCTACGTCCCAAGGACAGCCATTTTCATGGGCATACTTTAGACAATCCAAATGTCCGTTTGTGGCAGCTGCGGAGCAAGTGTCTTCATTCCAAAAGCAATTGTTGTTATGTAGATATTGAAGACATTCTATATGTCCTGCTAATGCGGCTGTTACACATGTGTTTTCTTCGAATCGGACACAACATTGACGCATATTCAAAGCGTGTGGTAAAGTTCGGCTCATGGTCTTTATTGTTTATGAAAATGATTTTTTTCCTATTAAAAAAAATAAAAATAAAACATGTCTCGTTTACAAGGTAAAGAAAAACGTAGACTCGAAACAGTGCTTCAAAAACATTTTAGTAAACAGCACAACATTGATTACATACTTAGACGTACCGGAGTGCAAATGCAAAGCGCCACCCCCGCACCCTTCGCCGAAGGCGAAGTGCGGAGCGCGTTCGCGCGCGATGGCTTCGAAAATGATCAATTATTAAAAATATACGAAATCATGTGTATATTATCGACCGAAGATCGAACGAGACGCGTAGACATCCTTCTAGACTATTTAAATAATGATAAGTTGTTGTGGGCTCATCCCATTTTCGACGAAGAAAGAAAGAGAATCGTTGAAGAGAACGACTTCATGACGCAGCCTTACGAGATCTCCGAGGGGGTGCTGCAATGTGCCAAATGTCACTGTCGAAAAATATTTTCTTTTTCAAAACAAACACGATCTGCCGACGAACCAACAACCGTCTTCGCACTCTGCTCAAACACCAATTGCAATCATAGATGGTGTGAAGGCTCTTAAAATTACTGACACGCCGCTCCGGTGCTCCTGTGTCAATTCTGTACACTCGCCTTCGGCGAGTGTACCGGATTGATTTTTAATGGTCTAGGACCATTAAAAACTTGGGTTAAAAAGGTTTTTTAAGGGAAGAGTAAGATGACCTTTTTCTTATTGAACAAATGTTTAAACTCGTTAATGCAAACGTCGGTGAACTCGTTGTCAAAGTTTGCTACGTCTTTGGAACTTGTACACTCGATGGGGAGGCCGTCGTATTGATGTTGTTCGACTAACTCCCATTTAATGTTTTTGAAGAACGGGTGATATTTAATTTGGGCGATGGACAATCGTTTGTTTGGGTCTTGTTCGATCAATTTGTTAACCAGGTCGACTAGGATGTTCGAAAATCGTTGTTGCCGGTAATGTGAGATAGTAGGCGGTGCGTACTTTTCGTCTGTGGGAGGGTCTTGTATATCACCCATTAATTCCACTAACATGACGCCTAAGCTGTACGAGTCGACTTTGTTTGTGTATTCTTCTCGGTTGTAAATTTCGGGTGCGATGTAAGGTCGTGTGCCGCAAAATCCGGTGGAAACGTCGTGAAACGAGCATAAACCAAAGTCGGATAACATGACATGACCTGTTTTCGTAAGCAACACGTTCTCCAGTTTTAAGTCTCTATAAATAATCCCGTTTGAGTGGATATGCTGTAACGCCTGAACGACAGAAGATGCAATTAAACGGATGTTGCTTTCAGTTATGTTGTTGCGATGGTTGTAGGTAAACAAATCTCCGCCTTGTGCAAAGTCCATCACAAAATACATAGCCTTCGACGTGTCGAAGCAGAAATGTAAACGGCTTGTCAAATTGGAAGTGCCCAATTTCTTCAAGGCTGCAAATTCGTCAAAACACTTGCGATCCACCTTCTCAACAACCTTCAAAGCAAACAATTTATTACATCGATCAACAAGAAACACCTTACCATAATGTCCAGTCCCAATCAGTTTCAAAGGTTTAAAATCCTTCAACGTAACCTCATTCTTCATCATGGTCGCCCTGTCCCCTTCGGGGGTTGAGGCTGCCGAATGCCGTCGTACCGATGTGATATATTTCCATTTTGCAAGTGTTGCATATCTGGGAACACCATATTGATCCTCAAGCCATGTGGCGAGCGATATGATACACCCGCCGAAGGCTTTAGAGTCGCTTTCAGGTGAGGCTAAGCCGGCCGAAGGCCGTCGTGGTTCATGTCGCTGTTCAGTCAAAGGGTCGTCAAGACTGAAATGTTTTAAGAATTGGTTCAAAAGTGTATTTTTTGCCATGTTCATCTTTATTTTTTGAAATATGCCGTTTTACAATCATTTTCATTTTCTGTCTCGTCTTCGACCGTATACATACGTACCCTCAGTACGCAATCAAGCTTTGCAATCCGTCAGCTCCTCCGGGCTATGCATCGCTTGCGCTCCGCACTTTGCCTTTATGTCGACCTAACCCGGCCTGGCCGGTCCAGTCGCACATTTCTCCGTGACACTGTGGCGAAGGGTGCACCGGATCAAAGATCCGCCATAAGGCCGGTAACCCTCAGACCCCCCTCCGGGGGTCTGAAGGTAAAAGTGATCGGTACCGGCCTTATGGCCGGCGCCGGATTGCGTTCGCAATCCGGTACAGGTATAAGTAATCAGGCGGTATATGTAAAAGTATGAGACTGTATGGTCAAATAAACCATATAGATGTTTTTTGCGTATTTTGTAAAGTGGTACGATGAACATAAATGTCAAAGTTGGCTAAACATAAAGCTTCGCAAAGCGGGGCGAGCTCAGATAGTTTGTTTGACATGTACTTTCGTATCCAATGTTTAATAGAAAAGCAAAGTGTAACGTCTAAACAAAAAAATCAAATTGTTAAAGATCTTGACACTTTGTTGAAGGGCTCATTCAATCTAAGACCGCGTATGGTTTATAAAATTCGACGTTGGCGCGAGGAATTGATAACTAGTATAGATGAGTTGGAAAGTCTGAAATACTTTAAAATCCGCGTCGCTCATTTAATCGAACAGTATCACGACCTGAACAAGGAAATCATGGTAATTCCATTTTTTAACACACATCGAAACCAATTGAAAGAGCATTCTGAGAAAAAGAGGATTCTTGAGAAACAGTTTATGCAAATGTTGAAAGAGTACCCAAGTCTTGAAAAACTGGCGATGCTGCAAAGAAGCGGTGAAATGGACACTCGAATTCCCAGATCGAGTCCTCCGCCGTGTGTGTGTGGCAATAAAAAAGATTTTATCCGTGACGAAGACAGAGCTGTTTGCGCGATATGTTCGGTTGAACAAACGCTCATTTCTAACATGTCTTCCTTCTCAGATGTTTCGCGTGTGAACATGTCTAGCAAATACACCTACAACAGGAAGGTGCATTTCCGGGACTGTATCATTCAGTACCAGGGCAAGCAGAAAACGCGCATTCCGGAAGAGATCTACACCATCTTGGAGGCGCGTTTGATCGAGCTAGGACTCGTTGACGTATCGACGTCGAATCGGCTCAAGAGGTATGGAAAGGTGACGAGGTCCCTGGTTTTGGACATTTTGAAAGATTTGAATTCTAAGGACGTTAAGAAATTTTACGACGACATCGTCCTCATCCACCACACCCTAACCGGACAGCCCTGCGACAATATCGAGTACCTTGAGGACTCATTACTTGAGGATTTCGACAAACTTACCGAAACATACGACAACATGTACGAAGATGAGTGCGAAGAATATGAAAACAATGGTCTTGAGACCATTAAACCTTCAAAACGGAAGAATTTTATAAACGCTCAATTTGTTTTATATCAACTACTCAAAAAACATGGTCATCCTTTTAAAGATGCCGACTTCCTTACACTCAAAAACTCCGAAAGAAAACGTTTCCATCACTCCATATGTCAAAAGTTATTTTCAATACTAGGATGGAAATATTCTTATTCCATTTAATCCATATTCCATTTAATCCATTAAACCTAAATTTTATAAACATTTTATACTTACCCAAGTATAAAATGTAAGGGGGTGGTTGTATTGTTAAAAAGTGGATAGGTTAGTTCAAAAGTTGACGTAGCACTTTTTTACTCAACACGACCTTTTTTTGTTTTGTTGGCGTTGCTTCATTTGACAAATATGAGTCGATAAGTTCATCTTTTCGAGTGCAAATGTCTCTTATCTTGTCTTCAACAGTATCTTTTACAATTAAGTTGTATACATGTACAGGTAATTTTTGTCCAGTGCGCCATAACCTTGATTTAGCTTGGTTGAGTGTAGCATTGTTCCACCATGGTTCGAGTAAAATGCAGTTTGTAGCTTCGGTTATGTTAAGACCTTCACATCCAACTTTGTATGTGGCAAGTAGAATGTTGACGTCTGGCGATGTCTTGAACCGTTGCACTACGGAGGGTTTGTCTTTGACTCCACCGTCGATTTGAACGACTTTGACGCCTAAATTAGTCTCAATACACTCGCGCAGTAGATCGAGGGCTGAAGCAAACATTGAGAACACTACGGTTTTGGCACCAAGAGTGTCTCGAAGTATCTCGACCGTCTTCATCAACTTGGGCGCGTGGATCCCATAAGCTCGTTTATCGAGTGTTAGAAACCGGCCCAAATCGGCGACCCCACCCCCACCTTCTTCGTTTTCGGATTGTCGAATAGATGGTCGAACAGGTCGTCGTTTGGCAGAGGGAGAGATGATGTAGGGAGCGATAACGCATTGGCGCAACCGGGTTAGCATCGCAAACATGTGTGCGTACACGGGCGCCTTGGGTTGTTCGGATAGCTCGTTCAAACTTTTTTTGACTTCTCCGCGCAACTCGTCGTACAATTCCCTAAACTCGCCTTTCAGCTCAAAGATGACCTCGTGGTTGTGCAAAGGTGGCAAAGTAACGTGAACCGCCTGAGTGTAATCCATCACAAACACGGATTGTCTCAATTTGTCGTTGAAGACAATATTTTTTTGGGCTTTCCATTCACGCAATGTATTAATGGCGTCATACCCACATAACCTTAACTGAGCCCATATATCCGTGTCGTAATTCACGATCGGCGTACCCGACATACACCACTTGTACTTACCCGACAACGTCATCATGTAAGCAAATGTCTTGGTGGTCGGATTGCATGCTTTGTGCGACTCGTCAAAGATAATACGGTTCCAGAACACATTGTACAACAACCCTATACCCCTCCTTCTTGGAAAAAGTTTACCACCGCCCCTCTCTTCAATAGGTAAGTGATAACGGCCCAACAAACATGCTTGTGCGCACATGCTGTAAGTCGTAATCACCAGCTGGCAGTTGGCTACGTCCTCCAAACGTATGGTTTCGATGTTTTTGTTTAGGTCTTTATGGAAAAAAATGATCTTGATGTCTTGATCGTTCCCAAAGAATTTATCAACCCCGTTCGTTTTCCACTCCACCAACACTGATTTCGGTACGACAATCAACGTTGGCGTGTTTCGGTAGTGGCGCAAGGCGTATCCAAGTGCAAGGAGAGTCTTGCCCAACCCCATTGTCAACGAGATAATGCCTCCTCGGAATCCGTTGGGCCCCTTTTTTTCTTGCACACGCATCCAACTTGCAACTTCTTTTTGATGATTGTAGTAATTTCCAACAAGTAAAGGATACAACAAGTGGTCGTTGTTGTCTTGTGTTACCGGCCTTATGGCCGGCGCCGGATTGCGTTCGCAATCCGGTACAACCAAGTTTGTATCCTCGTCTTCAGCGATGTTAATTCGACATGCCGAAGTAACAGCTGTACACAATGAATCAATATCAATCGTTTCAGTCATTATAACTTTAATTCATACAACTCAACATTTTTCCGACAAACATCTCATTTTTCTGCACGTTACACCTAACCCCGGCGCGCTCCTCACTTCGCCGAAGGCGAAGGTGGTTCCACCGACTCATAAAACAACCTTGAAAAATCTGAATCTTTTTTAATAGTCTACATAGACTATTAACGTTGGTGTAACGAACCTGAAAACGAGAAAGATGAGGCGACCAAGTAACGCTTTTGTGGCGAAAGCGAACGTATACATAGTCGGAGGCGGTCCAATTTTCACAACTCAAGTTTTTGAACACGATTTGTAAATAAAAATTCGATTTAATCGAATTAATAAACATGAACTCATATTCTCAACAGTCGATCACTGTTACTAACTCGCACTTCTCCGTCAAACTCGACGACGGTTCCGAGAAGACCGTGCGCGTGTTCGGCACACACTCAGATCCACACTTTTCTGGTAAAGACATCTGCGACATCATGGACATCAAGGACTCTAAAGATGTCCTTTTCTCTACAGTTAAAGAGACTCACAAAACTAACTTGAAAAAGCTGCTCGAAGACTTGAATAATGCTCCTAAACAACCCTCTTGGTTGGTTGGGTTGAACCCACCCGACTCGTTAGGCTCGACCAACCTCTCAACACTCTCTTATCACGAGGGACGACTCGTGGTACTCTCAGAACCAGGCGTCTATGACCTACTTAATGGGTCTAAGAAGCATAAAAACAAAAAAGTTTTGAAAGAAGCGTTTGATAGGGTTATGTATGCCCTTAAATACGAAAACAGCGTTGGACTCGTCGACATTTTCTCCTTCGCCTCTAAGATGCAAATAGCCTTAGACATAGAGTCCGAATGGTTTAAAGATTTGTGGTATCCTTTGAGCAGAGCCAACCCCCCCCACATGGGAGGGGTTGGTAGGGTGTCTAACAGGCCATTAATAGTGACCCAGAGTTTACTTGATTGGATGGGATTTCAAGGTCGTGATTTATCAGATAAACAAGAAAAATTTTCTAGAGTGTTAAAAAGGAATGAAATTCAGTACGTTGAAATTGGGTGTGATGATCCTTTAGCTATCGAGTATCCGTCAGTGCAAACTGAGATGAAGTTGATTCCTAAACAAGTCGAACAAAAAAAGTGGATCTGCCTCGACATGCGCGATTTTAAGAAAGCTGTAATGCGACTACACACAGACAATGGAGATTTAGTCAGAGAGTATTACTTGAACCTTGAAGAACTCATGTTCGATTACGCCGAGTATACGAAAATGTACTTGGTTGCGCAAAGAGAGAAGGAAGTGAGTCATATGATGCACCAGTTGGCGATCAAAGATGATCAACTCGCGATCAAGGAACGATCGGAGGAAGAGCTCAAGAGAGAACAAGAGGAGCTCAGACAGGAGTTAGAAGATGTGGAAAAGATCGGGGTGAAGACACGGAACATGCTCGAGAAGGAACGCGAAGCTCGCGAGGAAGCCGAGAAGCAGAAGAAGATCGCTGAGCTGAGAGCCGTCACCCTAACTCGCCTCAACGTGGCATTTCAAGAGCGAGCCAAGACGCAGATCTTCTACATAGTTACGTCCAAAGTAATGGCCAAGGACAACGAGTTCAAGATCGGAGGCGTCGAGAACCACTCTTTACTCAAGAAGCGGCTTTCTATGTACAACACTGGTAACTCGGGTGTTCACTCAGAGTTGACGATGTTCTTCGTATACTTTGCCGAGGTGGCCAATTACAAGCAAATGGAGATGCGTGTCAAGGAACTCATTCACCCCTTTAGATCTAAACGTAATGCCAACAGCGAGAATTTTAATCTACACTTCAACATTTTAAAACCAGTTGTGGAGATGGTCTCCGAGAACTATAATGAGGAGATAGACAAGTTAAACGGGTTTGTTCAAGCGCTTTTGGAGACTCACACGTCGGAGTACGTGGAGCCGGTGGAGGTAGAGGCGATCGATCCCGACTGTGTGCCAGATCGACTAGATGTACAGTTGACGGTTACTAGAAGAGGGTTTGGAACGACGTATACGCAGAAGGCGAAGATATCGGAGCTGGACGACTCGCAACTAAAGGAGGTAGTGTCGAGGGTGATAGAAACGTTGGGGACGGTAAGGGTGATTAAGCGGAAGGATATAGAGAGGGTGTTGGCGGATTCGTTTGTGATCCAGTCTAATTTGAGGCGTATTTGGGATGTGTCGAAGACGTTGATCGAGGAGAGTGGTAAGACACCTAAATATTGATCCATATTTCTTATAATTCTTTTGAAAAAGAATTTGGCGAAGAGGAAGCGGTTCGTTGCAATGCACTTTGTGGTTTAATTTAATGGTTCACGAACCATTAAATTGGTGAAAGCTTGTATGTTAATAATAGCCGCCGAGTTCTCGATATTGTGAGTTGTTAGCGTATAACATGCCTGATTGGCATTGTCGACCGGATTGTTTTGATTGAGCCTGAGCTTGTTGATAGCTATCGTAAGTGCATGTACCTCCAGGCCGAACAACCGATGACAACTGCTGTCCAAATGTACCCCCTGAATTGTGTAGGTCTCGCATAAACTGTTGGCTTTGTTGTGCTCCCCAGAATCGCTCGTCGTACAACCACTCGCCAGTCACACCTTCCATAGATAGATTGATGTATGGAATGTATTGTGGTCTAGACACTTCATTCTCTACATGCAAGCGGTCCAAGGCGCTGTTACAACCCGCGCTTTTGGTATTAAAACTGTCTGGACATACGGGTCTTCCCGCTAGATCGAATCCGGTCCACATCGGGCACGTTTTTTCCGACGCGGGGCCGATGATGCGATGCGATTCGAGTCTATTCGCCCAACCTGGATCGACCTTACAGGTTCGAAGTGCTGATTCTAATGATATTGCTCCTGCAGACATTTATTTACTCCTTTAATAACCTCACAAAACTATTAAAGGGACATATGAGACTACCCCCAGACCCCCTTGCGGCCTTTGGGCCGCCGCCGGATTGCATTCGCAATCCGGTTCGGGGGTTGAGGCTAAGCCGGCCGAAGGCCGGCGCCGATTGGTACGATTAGTGAGCAAGTGTGGGCGATGTAAGGTAAAAAACCATATGTCCGGTCGAAGGGTCGTCGAATTTGATTTTTTATTTGATTTTTAGCACAAAATAAAGATCAGAATAAACATAACAATGGGTATAAAATATTTTTTCAAATGGTTCAAAGATTCTTTTCCTAGAGCAGTGCTTCAAAGCGATCAGTTTAGAGTGAACGAGAATCCGAACATGTTGTTATTAGACTTGAATGGGATGATCCATATGTCATGTCAAAAAGTGTACAGATATGGGGCATTTGAGTCGAAGTCGTTGTTGAGGAGGAGTCCGCCAGTGTTTGCGGGTGAAAAGGATGATTTTGTGTTTTACGATGTGTTGCGAAACATAAGCAGTTTGATAGAGATGGTTGATCCAACTGAAGTAGTACTATGTATAGATGGTGTAGCGCCAATTTCGAAGCAGATCCAGCAACGGCAACGAAGGTTTATGTCGAAGAAGACATCGGGTGGGTTTGATTCGAATTGTATTTCACCGGGGACAGATTTTTTGTACAGGTTAGGCAATTTTTTACGAACACATCTTAAAATCAACTTAGAAAAAAATTGGTTAAACGTAT